ATGTGACTATAGTACGATAAGCCTCATAAATGTTAGTTGATCTAAAAGGGTATGAAGAAAAAGCGGTGGCAATTTGTCCCAACGGTACGATTGGTGACCACGTCGAAATCGGTGGCCTTCTCATTGTGCTTCCGAAGCCCCCTAAAATCAAAGACATCCTCTACTGCGATCTACCCGTGCAGGATCAGTACTGGCGGCGAGCTGATCTACCCGCAGAGATATCGCGTATTCGTTCTATGGATGAGTGGGCGGAGATGCCTCGGGAGTTTCGAGAGAAGTTTCGTCCATACATCGAAGAAGAATTTCGCCGTCGGCGTGAGGGCGTTTGGTTTTATAACCGAGGTAACGCTACATACATCACGGGGCGTCACTACATGATGCTGCAGTGGTCGGTGTTAGACGTTGGCGCGCCGTACTACCTTGATTTTCAAAGAGATATATTCTTACATTTGGCCGCGTGTGAGGCGGACCCTCGTTGTATTGGACAGCTATATACCAAGTGCCGTAGATCAGGATACACCAACATTTGTTCTTCAGTTATCGTAGACGAGGCTACGCAGGTCAAAGACAAGCTGGTCGGGATACAGAGCAAGACAGGTAAGGATGCCCAGGAAAACATCTTCATGAAGAAGGTGGTGACCATGTTCCGCAAGTATCCTTTCTTCTTCAAGCCCATCCAAGACGGTACTACCAACCCTCGTATGGAGCTTGCCTTCCGTGAGCCGTCAAAGAAGATCACCAAGAACAACAAGACGGCCACGATGGGCGACGCCTTGAATACGGTCATCAACTGGAAGAACACCACCAACAACGCATACGACGGAGAGAAGCTACACCTACTGTATCTAGACGAGGCGGGGAAATGGGAAAAACCCACAGACATAAGAGAGGCTTGGAGGATTCAGAGGACGTGTTTGATCGTCGGAAGAAAAATCGTGGGGAAGGCAATGGTCGGAAGCACCGTCAACCCCATGGGAAAAGGCGGACGAGAATACAAGGACCTGTGGGCGGACTCGGATCCGACGGACAGGAATGCGAATGGGAGGACTAGGTCGGGGCTGTACCGACTGTTTATCCCTGCTTATGAATCGCTAGAGGGGTTCTTCGACAAATACGGGATACCTGTAGTTGAAAATCCTGAGGGGTTGGTCGAGGGTATTGATGGTGAGCACATCCATATGGGCGCCAAGACGTTTTTGAAAAACGAACGAGACAGCCTGAAGCACGATGCGTCAGAGCTCAACGAAACCATCAGGCAGTTTCCTTTCACCGAAGACGAAGCGTTTCGTGATAGCATCGAGTCGAGCCTGTTCAACATCGGGCACATCTACGAGCAAGTAGAGCACAACGACTCACTGTTTCCAAACCCAGTTGTGTCTGGTCAGTTCTCCTGGAAGGGAGGGGTCAAGGATAGCGAAGTTGTTTTTACCCCAGACCCGAAGGGTAGGTTTCGGATTGCTTGGATGCCACCCGTAGAGTTGAGAAACAAAAAGGCTCAGGAAAGGGGGAAGAGAGTTGCGCCTAACACTCACCTTGGTTGTGGCGGGGTAGACAGCTATGACCTTGACGCCACGGTCGACGGCAGGGGTTCGAAGGGTGCCCTGCACCTGTACAATAAGTTCAACATGGAGGTCCCAGCAAACATGTTTGTTTTGGAGTATGCTGCGCGGCCACCTCTGGCCTCTATTTTTTATGAGGACGTTTTGATGGCTGCGGTCTTCTACGGTTACCCAATCCTGATCGAGAACAATAAGTACGGTATCGCCAGGTATTTCGAGTCTCGCGGGTATGATGGATATCTCATGGATAGGCCGTCACACCTTACCAGCAGCAGCCAGAAAGTAAAAGTCAAGACGAAGGGGATACCATCGAACTCGGTAGATGTCATCCAGTCTCACGCTCAGGCAATCGAGGCGTACATTCACTCACACGTGGGGTTGAATCGCGATACTGGCGAGATGGGGAGCATGTATTTTAATCGGACCATGGAGGACTGGATCGGTTATGACATCAACAACAGAACCCGATTTGACCTTACAATTAGCTCTGGGCTGGCTTTGTTGGCTGCGCAAAAAGTAAAACCGAAGCAGGTGAGCTCCTTCGACGAGAAGGTGTTCTTTAGGCGCTACAAAATACGAGGGTGAATTTATTATATTTGTGGGATAAGTAGTATCCCCGCATGTACAATAAAACAACCGATTCTGCAGGGGGGTTTCCAGATCCGCTTGCCCCTCAAAAGACCAAGCTGACGAACGAGTATGGTCTTCAATACGCGAAGGCAATTGAGAGTCAGTGGGGTGAAACCAAGGAGAATTCTTCGGCCTACGGCGGCAGAAGAAACTTGTTCATCAGAAATCGGGACTACGCAAACGGAACTCAAGACACTGCTATCTACAAGCAGCTGTTGAATCAGGCCGACCCAAACAATGGTGACGGCAGCCTCATGAACATGGACTTCACCCCAGTCCCTGTTCTCCCGAAGTTCGTCCGTATCGTAGTTAACAAGATTCTTTCTCGCAATCCCTACCCAAACATTGAGGCAGTAGACCCACTGTCTTCCAGCGAAAAGAACAAGGAGAAAAACATCATCCGCAACCAGGTTAAGCTTCGCGAGGAGTTTATGGAAATGCAGGGTGTGTTAGGCCGCCCGATGTTGGGGGTCAGCGCAGAGCAGATCCCAGAAACGCAAGAGGAAGCAGAGATCTTGATGGACACAAACATCAAGACGGATGCAGAAATCGCTGCACAAGTCGCTACGGATCTGACTCTTTCGTGGGCCAACTTCGAAGACGGGACTTATCGGAGGTGTGTAAATGACCTTGCCGCTTTGGGCATGGCCGTTGTGATGAGAAAGAACGACCCCAACTACGGCATTGAGTTGGAGTACGTGGACCCGATCAACTTCGTTCACAGCTATACGGATGACCCAAACTTTGATGACCTGGTTTATGCTGGTCATGTCAGAGAGATTCCGCTACACGAGTTGCGCCGTATCGCTGGTGATCAGCTTACCGACGAAGACCTGAAAAAGATCTCTAAGAAGGCTAGGCGTAGCACATCGAACATGCACCCCAATACGCCTTATTCTAGTGGTGGTCCCAAGAAGGAGCAGTACGGTGGATACGTAGTTGAGGTTCTTGACTTTGAGTTCTTGACCGTAGACTGCATGCACTTCGAAGAGAAGTCTAATCGGTACGGGAACACCAACTTTTTCTTCGAAGGTTTTGAATACAAGGAGCGGAAGGGAAGTGTCTATGACCGCCAGCCGCATACCATGGAGATTACCTGCGTGTACAAGGGGACATATATCCTTGGCACTGATCACTTGATCAACTACGGCAAGCAGTTCAATACCCCGAAGAACATGCACGATATCAGTCGTGCTCATCTTTCCTACTCGGTTATCGCCACCAACATGGTTGGCAACAAGCCGAAGTCTATGGTCGACAGCTGCGTAGGCTTTGCAGACATGCTGCAGCTAACGCACTTGAAACTGCAGCAAGCTATTGCTAAGGCCAAGCCTGATGGTTTGATTATTGATATCGAGGGCTTGGAAAACGTGCAGCTTGGAAAGGCTGGCGAGCTTCAACCGCTTGACCTTCACGATATCTATGAGCAAACGGGAGTCTTTTACTATCGCAGCAAGAACCCCGAGGGCGGATTCCAGAACCCGCCAGTCCGAGAGATTGGCAACAGCATTCGAAACATCAACGAGCTGATTGGTCTGTACAATCACTACCTGCGTATGATCCGTGACACCACGGGTATCAACGAGGTTGTCGATGCCTCTACACCAAAGACTGATGCCTTGGTGGGGGTTCAGCAGCAAGCTATTGCTGCAAGCAACAACGCTACGTTTGACATCACCAACGCAGCCATGGTGCTGTACAAAAAGGTTTGTAAGGATGTCGTAAAGTGCGTGCAGATCCTCCCCGTGGAGAGCGTGATCTACAAGGCTTATGCTAACGCGATTGGCTCTACCAACATGAGCGTGTTGACATCCTTCTCTAACCTGCCCATGTACAACTTCGGTGTGCAGGTGCAGAGAGACATGGAGGACAGGGACAAGCAGGTGATGGAGCAAAACATTCAGATTGCTTTGAGCCAAAAAGAAATCGATTTAGAGGATGCCATGGCTGTCCGCTCCCTCAAAGACGTGACCCAGGCAGAGAGGCTGCTGATTCTAAGGCGCAGTAAGCGCATGGAAAGGGCTCAGCAGCAGGCGTTACAAAACTCTCAGATGCAGGCTCAGCAGGCCCAGCAAGCCGCGATGACTGCCGCTCAGGCAAAAGCGCAAGAGGTAGAGCTGCAGGCACAGGTAGATGCAAAAATGATTGAGCTCAAGACTCAGAGTCAGCTGGCAATCTTGCAGGCAGAGCACCAGATGAACAAGGAAATTGAGGCCATGAAGATCCAGCGCAACGACGCCCAGAAGCAGGAGGAGTTTAATCACCGCAGTCAAATCGAAACTCAGAAAGACAATCGCAAGGATGACAGAGTCAAGAAGCAGGCTGTGGAGCAGAGCAAGTTGATCTCCCAACGCACTGGCAAGCGCCCTGAGTTGCAAGAAGAGAAGCGCTCGAATATTCTTGAGATGCTAAATATGGTGAAGCAGTAATGGCTAGTAAAGTAAACTTGGATGTCTCAGAAAAGCTGGACATCACATGTAGAAAAGGAGACACCTTTAAACTCCAGTTGACCCTGAAGGACTCGACGGGTACAGCGTTAACGCTAACCACATCGGGCTATGAGTTTTTGATGCAGGTTCGGGGACGCCAAAAGTCGCAGGGCTCTCGCAAGCTTCTCATTGGGAGCACAAACAGGGGGAAGGCTGCGGACGAGGGGGTCAATTTTACGTTCACCAAAACCGATTCAGGGGTCCTTACGGTTACCGCTAGTGATGCGATTATGAGAAAGGTTCAGCCTGGTAGGTACGTGTACGACCTGCAGCAGATCCTCGATGGCGTTACAACAACCATCCTAAAGGGAAACTTTACTGTGAACGATGACATCTCTGAAGCCCTCGCCTGATGTCTACGACGATCACAGTAACTGATGGGACTACCGTAACGGTAACTCAACCTGCGTCGAGCAGCATATCCGTATCGAGCCCAGGAGCAAAGGGGGACAAAGGAGATACGGGGGACACGGGTGCAACTGGTGCAACGGGGCCTACAGGGGCTACAGGGGCTACAGGAGCCACGGGAGCTACTGGCGCACAAGGGCCTGCGGGTGCTGATGGCGGCACAAACATTGTAGTAGACACCTCCCCACAACTTGGTGGGGATCTGGATGTCAACGGCAATGACATTGTCAGCACTTCGGACGGGGATATTGACATCAAGCCGAATGGCAATGGTAAGGTCGTAATTGACAGTTCAAGCTCTTCTAGTGGAGTCAAAGTCTCTGACGGTCATGTAGAAATCCTTAGCGGTACGGGCAGTTCAGGTAAGATTGACTTTTACTGTGAAAGCTCTGCGGCACACAAGGTTACCGTTCAGGCCCCAGCGCATGCTGATTTTGCAGGGGATGTGCAGTTTACCCTCCCCACGTCTAACGGGAGCGACGGTCAGGTATTGAAGACCGACGGGTCGGGCAACCTGTCGTATGTAAATCAAACGTCTGACACTCAACTCACTACCGAGGAGGTGCAAGACATAGCTGGTGGAATGTTCACTGGCAACACCGAGAGCGGTATCACTGCGACCTATCAAGATGCCGACGGCACCATCGACTTAGAAGTCGGGGGCCTGACCGTGGCTCAGGGTGGAACGGGAGCTACTTCGTTTGCTGATAAGGCAGTGTTGATTACGCAGGACAGCGGCACCGATACAGTTGCTGCCGCCGCTATGTCCACCAACGGTCAGCTTTTGATCGGGGGCACTAGCGGTCCTGCTGTAGCCACCTTGACGGCAGGAAGTAACGTAACCATCACCAATGCAGATGGTGCCATTACGATTGCCGCCGCTGGCGGTGGCGGTGGTGGCAGCGGTGACATCGAAGGCGTTACCGCAGGGGATGGACTATCTGGTGGTGGCACCACGGGCACTGTGACTTTGAATGTCGGTGCGGCTCAGACGACGATCACTTCAATCATCAACAGCAGCCTGACGAAGATCGGAACGGCTACCGACCAAGAGTACGTTGACTTCAGCACTGCAAACGAGGTCAACACTAAGATTAATGATACAGAGAGACTCAGCGTAACAAATACAGGTGTTGACGTTACTGGTGAGCTCACATCAACAAAGAATGTCTTTGCTAAAACTTCAGACACGGACTTCAGTGTTCAAGGAGATATTGTAAAGATTGGGACTGGCAGCACGACTCAAGGTGAGCTGTGCTACTACAAGTCTGATGGGGCTTGGGCTGCTGCAGACGCCGATGCGGCTTCTACCTCTGGGGGGTGCCTGCTGGCTATCGCGTTAGGCACAGACCCAGACGTAGATGGAATGCTGCTTCGCGGGATGTTCACTTTGGACCACGACCCAGGCACTATCGCTGACGAACTGTATGTCTCTACTACGGCAGGGGACATTACTGGTACCGCACCCTCTGGCAGCGGAGACGTAGTTCGCGTAGTGGGGTATTGCCTCGACAGTACCAATGGTCAGATCTGGTTCAATCCGTCCAATGACTTCATTGTTCTTTCCTAATGCCAGACATAGCATCGTACAACGCAATCGACGTGGGTAACATAGCATCAATCAACGGTCAAGACATCGCCTCTGGAGGGGGCGCCTACAACCCCGTATCTGACAGCGGGACATACACCGAGACAGTGCCTACTTCTGGACTTATAAAGTTTGGTGGCATGAGGATAAGCACTACTGGAACTGACTCCAGTAACATGCAACCTAAGCACGCCTACGGGGCCAATCCAGTAGTTAACCTGTCTTGCGACAAAGACGGGACATACGTTAGAGTTGCCGAGTCAAAGAGCGACTTCACTAAAATCTCTTACGGGAGGTATGCTGCCTATGCGATTACAGCGTCAGGACAGCTTTGGGAAATCGGCTCACAGTCTAGTTATATGGAGGGGTCATCATCAAACACTTGGCAGCAAGTCACGGGTGTCGGAGACTCCGATACTGGTTGGACAGCGGCCTCTTCTACCTATGACGGGGGGTTGGCGATCAATAGCGGCAAGATGTATTACATCGGTGCAAACAGCTATGGTCAGGCAGGAACGGGCAATACCACAGCCCAATATAGTTCTTGGGCTCAGGTTGGTTCTGACTCGGACTGGCAAGACGTCAAGAGAAGTAGGTTTTACTCCTTGGCGACGAAGACGAGCAGCGATGTTCTTTATGTGGCGGGTAGAAACTATCAGTACATGACTGGGCTTGACACAAACAGTGGGAACACAACCAGCTGGACTGCCATCAACAGCGACAACTTCACCAATACGAACATCACCTTCTTTACTGTCAACTACGACGGAGGCTTCTTGATCAGGGGTGGGGAAGTGTACGCTTGGGGAGACGAGGATAGCCAAGAAAGGTTCGGTCTGAACTCCTCGTCCGACTTGACTAAGCCGACCCAAACTGGGAATGTCGGAGGCAGCCTACAAAGCGATTGGGTTCAGGGCTGTCTTACAAACAATGCGATGCTTCTGATCAATACTTCGGGGGAGCTGTATCACACAGGAGAGGGTACAGCCCGTAGAGGTGACGGCTCCAACACCGACAACAAGGCTGGCAACTTTGTTCAGATAGGTAGTGACACGAACTGGGTGAGAGTAGAGGCCGACCCAACTGGTCAGTCCAGTAGTGACTACGGGATGTCTGCGCAAAAGGGCAACAGGTTGTTCTATTGGGGGTACAATCAATACGGAGGTGTGATTGATGGAAGTTTGAGTAACACCTTTACTGCCACGGAGATTTATGCTCAAGACCTTGCCTCGGGAAACTACTGGACCCCATTCGTGAACTTCGGATCTAGTACAAAGTACGGGGTTGCTGGAATCTACTAATCATGGCTACATACTCAGTTACAATTACATCTGAAGAAGACCTGTTGGAGTCTTGGTTGGACTCTAGGGTTCATCACATGAACTTTGGGTACAACGAGGTTGAGTTGTCAGAGTGCCGAGACAACGGCGACGGCACGTATACCGCGACATACGAGAGCATGGTATTGCCTTCAGACAAAAGCTATACATACGTCCACCCAACTAACGGGGAGACGACGTATACACTATCAGCAGGCGAGTATGGGGTAAAGCCTTGATTGTTACATTTGCGTAATGTCCTCAGAACCAGTAAGAAACAGGGTCAAAAGGTTGCTGAAAAAGCACGGGCTAAAGGGCGTCAACAAAGCAAAGAGAACGCCTAAGCACCCTAAGAAATCTCATATCGTTTTGGCTAAAGACGGTAACAAAGTGAAGCTGATCCGATTCGGAGAGCAAGGGGCAAAGACCAATCAGAACGCAAAGCAGAGAGCTTCGTTCAAAGCGCGTCACAGAAAGAACATCAACAAGGGCAAGATGAGCGCAGCTTACTGGGCCAACAAAGTCAAGTGGTGTTTGCTTTTCCCCATCCTATCCTTGCAGGCTCAGAGCTGGGTGAACGTGGACTTTGTCTCTGACCAGTACGCAGCGGAAAGTAGCTGGGAGATTCTCTCGGACACAGTTGTTGTGGCCTCGGGTGTGGCAGGAGAGACGCTGGTCAACCTACCACCTGGCCCGTATACGTTTGTGGCGTACGACAGCTTCGGGGACGGAATCTGTTGCGAGTACGGGGAAGGGTATATCGTATTAAGCAATGCGTGTGGGCTGAACATCGAAGTATTGGACTTCAATACCGCGCAGCTCGACATCCCTATCAACCTGTTGCCTTGCCCACCGCCCGTGCTGGGCTGCATGGATGACGAGGCTTCTAATTATAACCCAGCCGCCATTTTCGAAGGGGAGCCTTGCCTCTATGAGGTTACGTTTAGGCTAGACCTAAACGGCCCACACCCAGAGGGGATTGTAACGCCCGAGGTCAACTCAGACTACTTCGGTTGGTGTGGCGCCTGCGTCCCGATGGAAGACCCCGATGGAGATGGGGTGTGGGAGGCCACTGTTGACATGGCTGCGGGGCAGTACCTGTGGAAGTTCTCTGCCGACAACTGGGAGTATCAGGAGCTACCTGTCGGCGTTGCGGAATCCCCGTGTTTCCTTTTCGATGAGTTCGGTTATGTCAACCGCTCGGTAAACGTGCAGGGCCCTATGGCCCTGCCTGCGTTTTGCTGGGAGAGTTGCCTGCCCTGCGGAGCTATCCCAGGCTGTACGAACCCCGATGCAATCAACTGGAACCCGTGGGCCAACTTCGATCAGAACTGCAACATCCTTGAGTCTGCGGATTGTGATGTCACAGAAACTGAGATCACAGTGGTAATTGTACCTGACAACTACCCAGGGGAGACGGGGTGGTCACTGGCAGATGTCACCAACGACGAAATCCTTGCAGCTGTTTTGGCTGGCGAGTACTCGGGGGAGCCCACAGGAATCCCGATCTTCAATAGTGTCTGTGCTCCTATCGGCAGTCAGGTCTCGTTTACCATCAGCGATGTCTATGGTGATGGCTTGAACGGCGCTCAGTGGGGGGGAGAGGACGGTGGGTTTGGCATCCTTGCTTGCGGTGAGGAGGTGTATGCTATGGATCCCGCACAGGCCAACTTCGGCTACAACTTCCAGCACGTTTTCCAGACCCCTGAATGCCTTCAGGTGGAGGACATCGTAGGGTGTGGTGACCCTGACTATCTCGAATACAACCCTGACGCAACACTGTTTCTAGAGGAGCTATGTGAAACCCCTGTGGTGTATGGGTGTATTGACAGTGCGTACTACAACTACGACACGCTCGCAAACGTAGAGCTGCAGCCCGACTCTTGCTTCTATACACTGACTCTTACTGACGGTGCTGCAGACGGATGGTTCGGTAGCTGGCTGGGGGTACGTCAGGGTGAGTGGTTGTCCCCACAGTATAAGGTGGGGCCCGACGACGGACTAGAAGAGTCTTTCGAGTTGTACCTGTCTAGCGAAGAGGAAGTAGAGCTTTACTTCTTCCCCACTCCTCAGTCTATGTTTAGCATCGCTCAATGTGGGTTTATGCTTGAGGGACCTACGGGGGACACGCTCATTAACGTCCCCCAGTGGAGCATCATCCCGTTCCCTTACACTTATAAGGCCACGACTTATTGTGGGAACTTTTGTGAAGAGTATGCGTACGGGTGCTTGGATACTTTGGCTCAGAACTACGACGAGTTCGCTAATAGCCCTGACAGCAGTTGCTACTATGCCGCTGGGTGTATGCAGGCTGGATACCTTGAGTACTATGAGCAGGGATATGTGGCAGACTTTGATGACGGCAGTTGCGAAACCCTTGCGGTTTTTGGCTGCACGGATCCGAACGCCTTGAACTTCGACGAGGAGGCTAACGTAGATAACGAGAGCTGTATCCCGTTTGTGCTGGGGTGTATGGATGTATCGGCGTACAACTACAACCCTGAGGCGAACACTGAAGGGGACTGCCTGTATGACGCGGGGTGTGCTACGGGCCCAGGTGTCCCGTACTGGCTGAACGACTCTTGCTACGGCTGGGTAATTGAGGTTGACCCCTACTGCTGTGAGGCTGAGTGGGACAGTGAGTGCATCGGCCTGTACGACTACTGTCAGCAAGGCTGGCCAACGGGCGTCCCTGATCTAGAAGAAGAGGTTGCGATCCGCCCGACGGTTGTAGAGCGTCAGTTCTATGTGGACTCCCCATACCCGTTTGTTTTGACTGTCTTTGATGCTACTGGCAGAGAGGTGCTGCGGTCCTCTAGCTCTACACAAGACGCATCGCAGTGGCCTGTAGGGGTGTATCACTTGATCTTGGTGTCTGACAATCGCATGTTCAAGCAAACTATTGTGAAGCTATGAGGCTAATACTGGCTCTACTTCTGTGCATCCCACTGGTGAGTGGGGCTCAGACTCTGAAGAAGGCGTTTCGATTCTCGACCTTCTACGCGGCTGTCAATGGGAACAACTCCTTGTCTGATTACAATACGTACTCTGTAGTCAACGGACCGCTCTCCACGGACATTGTGGAGACTCCGTTCGATTACTCCTTGACTCTTGGCATCCGTAAGATCGCCAGGTTCAAGTATGAGAACAGGGCCAACGTGTTCTATAATGGTGAGGAGCACTCGTACTCTGATGCAGCTACGATCGGTACGGTCAAAGGTTTCGAGTTCCTGTTCGAAAGCGACTACCGCAGACAGCAGGGGGTGCTGTACCTAGACCAGAACCACTTCCTCAGATATGTCGGGGGCAGGTTTGTAGGCAAAGTGGAGTACGTGCAGGACGGCTTTGCTGACGTCAGTTACCTCGAGGCTTCGCAGAGACTGCGCATTAACAGCAAGGGGAAGCTGTCTTTCAATATCGGGGCGGCACAGCGCATCTCTGAGCCATACGGGTATGATCCGCTAAAGCAATGGGAGCTCCCGAACGGAAGCCTGCACTATACTCAGCTCGCCTTCAGCGAGGGGTACAGCTACGACTTCTCTACGGGGGAGTACATGGACCCCGACGGGACTGTTGTCGCCAACAGCTTTGAGGTGTGGCGAGAGGTTATCATACCGCAGGTCCTTGACGAATACGTTCAGCGCAAGCGTGGTGAGCTAGACACAGAGTGGAACTACTCTCTCGTGGCTGGTTTCGACTACTACCACTACACCAAAGACTTCTGGTTGCACTCTTGGGGGAATGTGTTGCCTCGTCACCTAGATACTGGGTCAGAGTTTTCTTACTTCCAGCTCAACGGGGGGCAGTGGGTTGACTACAGCGGCGGGTTGATTTTTGGTTGGAAGCTGAACAGATCCCTTGGCTGCTTCCTGGAGGGGAGATACAACAAGTACTGGAACAGGGAGTGGCACGACTTCTCGGTGGGGGTCAACTACGTAATATTCTAATATGGCAAAAGAGATTAACGAGGATATGGGGTTCAACGTCAGCATCAAGTCGCTGGCGGGGATTGGAGTGGGGATGGCATCTCTAATCGGAATGTGGTTTACCCTGCAGGCCGACATCGCCGAGGCGAAGGAACTGCCTGAGCCACTCCCGTCGGAGGTTTCTCGCATGGAGTTCGACATGAAGGATCAGCTGATTCGTCAGACCATCATGTCTACGCAGGAGGACGTCGGGGAGATTAAGCAGGACATCAAACGCATCGAAGAAAAAATCGATCAACTCAAATAACATGAACAATGAAAAGTGTGCTTGCCCTCTTGGCCTTCTCTGCTCTGTTCTCGGCTGCTGTGTATGTGGCTGTGCCTGCGGAGAGTGAAGTGTGCGAGTCTGGCGTTTGCGTCGTGGAGTTCAACGCGAGCTTCAATGCGGCGAACAGCGTCGAATGGATTGAAGACCTTAGCGACTGTACCACATCTCGAGTAGACATTGCATCTAGCCCAGAGCTGCAGCAAGAGTACAAGATCGTAGTGGTCCCTACTATTATTATCTTTAACGACGGGGAGGAGGTAGAGAGATTTCAGGCAAACATTATGATGGCTATAGAAGCCTCAAAGTCTGATGTTCAAGAGAGTGTAGATGAGATTCTAATGAGTTCGTTCTAATGAATACCGTGAAGTATAACAAGGGAGGAAAGTTGAAGATTAGCCAGAAGACTGCAAGCGTTGACCCGCCTGCTGGTCACCACTGGATGCTCGAAAACGGCAGGTACTTTCTCATGAAGGGGGAGTACAAGCCTCACCCAGGAGCAGTCAAAAAGGCCAACTTCAAGCTCGTTAGTCATGGCTAAGAAGTTCAACCCGAAGTACACTAAGGGGAGCTCGAACGTAGCGGAGCGCAAGAAGCTGATGAGTCAGATTGCTGCTATCTACGATAAGCACCGTGGCACTAAGGGTAAAAGAAAAAAGAAAGGATTCCCGCCAGCGGTTGCGGAGAGGCTAAAACAACTCATGAAAAGAAGAGATCAGATATGAAGATGAAAAAGAAAGACACCCCCAAGTACATGATGGGAGGTGAGATGAAGAAGATGCCAGGTGGCGGCAAGATGCCTATGTACATGTACGGGGGCAAGGTCTTTGCGGAAGGCGGTAAGATGTTAGATGGCATCCTAGACGATCCTGCACAGGCTAAAAGGGCGGCAGCACACCCCAACGTCAAGAAGCAGATGGGAGCTAAATGAAGGTCTACAAAAAAGGCGGGAAGACCAAAAAGAAAGGCGGGAAGACCAAAAAGAAAGGCGGGGGTATGGCAGGTTTGTCTGCCGCTCAAAAAGAAGTGTATCGTCGTGGACTAGCGGCGTACATGAGTAGCGGAAACAGACCTAAAGTTTCTCAGCACGCTTGGGCTATGGCTCGGGTTAAATCTGCCTTTGGCAAGAAGGAGGCCGCTAAGATTGCTGCCAAAGCCAAGAAAAAGTCTAAAAAGAAATAGTATTATATTTGCTGTAAATAACTAGGTATGCCAACTACAACCGCATCAATTACACTGTCCAGCGCAGACCTCACTGGTGATGCGCTTGCTCTGACTACCACCGCTACGCTCACTAAAGCGGGCACGACCACGGGATTAGATCAAACCACGGGCGTGGGTCGCAAGACGACCACGTCTACTTCTCAGTACACTCTTGTCGACAAGGCTGACTACGCTGACGATAAGGCTCACAAAGTGTACATCAAGAACACCAGCACTGTGGCCACGGAGAACGCCGTGATCACTGTGGAGTCCCAACTCCTTGGCCGCCTCTACGCAGGCGACTGGTGCCTTCTCCCCTACAACGGAGATCAGGACATTAAGATCACCCCTAGTGTGGCGACTGCCTTCACTATTGAGTTCTTGGTTATTTACGAAGCCTAATGGCAACTGTTCGTGCCGCCCTTTCTTTGAGCAGCAACGGGGTTCTTACTTCCCCGTTGAGTCTGTCTGTCAACGCCTCTCTGGTTGTTGACTCAGGCAGTCTGATCCGCGCCAAGGTCAAGGGTGTGGCTGCAGACACTAACGACTTGGCGATCTACATCGCTAATCAGTGTTCTGAGCGAGCGTACTTGTACATCAAGAACCTCGAGACGGAGCTGGAGAACTACATCTACATCCACAACGACACCGACACTGGCTTGGTGGCCAAGATTGGTGGTGGAGAGTTTGCATTCATCCCTGTCTCACCTGACAAGAAGTACGAAGTGTACGGTACTCGCGTCGATCAGATGATCGAGTACGGTGTGTTCGGTAACGACAACTCTGCTAATCCTTACGGGGGCAGCTAATAGATAAGACATGGCATTCGGAATTTCAAGATTTACTCCTACTCTCTCTACCGACGCATACGCAAACGGAGACGTGCTCTTCTCTATGACTGAGGTCACACTTCCGTCTAGGTCTTGTAGATTGGTAGGAGGATTGGTTGTCGATTATGAAGCGCAGACCACGTCTGATGTCTTCAACATCCACTTTTTTCAAGTCAACAATGCGGAGCTAGGGACGATAAATGCAACCGCAGACATTACAGATGCTAATTTTAAGTTGAACCAGTATCTGGGCTCTATTACAAAAGGCAGCACGGCACCCTCCAACCAGCTCGACAACCTCACCCCTTATGTGTTGTCAACTTTTGGAGACGCTAATGTTTCTGACGACGATCCAGGACGTGTGCTGGGGCCTGTTTTAACAAGCGTGGATACGGGTTACAAAATTTATGCGTCCGCTGTGTTGAGCACTGTTTCTACTGGACCCAACTTTTCGGCAGCCGATGCGTTAGAAATCATTCTGCATTTCGAGTACTAATTAATTAAATAAAATGGAAGAAGCACAAACTCAAGAGCCTGCCGTCGAGCAGGCTCCCGCACAAGAAGCGGTAACGGAGACACCACAGGAAGCCCCTGTGCAAGAGCCACAGGTTCAGGAAGCCCCTGCACCTGAGACTAAAGCTCCGTTCGAGATTTTTGACAACCCTGCCGATCTGGCGGCCAGCATGCAGCGAGAGGCTGCAGAGGCTGCATCCGTTCAGCAAGATGTCACGCCTCAACCCGAGGCACCCAATCCAGTTGAGCCACAGGCTGTTCAGCCCGAACCTCAACAAGCGCAGTACACGCAAGAAGATGTTGAAGGCGCAGTGCTTGGATTCCTTAGCGAGAGGCTGGGGAGGCAGGTGACTTCCTTTGATGATTTTGCACAGCCGCGTCAGCTCGATGAGAGGATTGAAACCATCGCTCGTTTCGTAGAAGAAACAGGGAAGCGACCTGAAGACTGGTTTGCATACCAGCGGTTGAATACGTCTGAGATGGACGATATGACCGCTATCCGTGTGCAGATGGCTGCAGACAACCCGACCCTAAGCAACGATGAGATCAATCTCCTTGTGCAGAGCAAGTATCGCTTGTCTTCCGAGGCTTCGGAAGATGATAAGCGATTGGTCCAGCTTCAGATGAAGATGGACGGTCAGAAGGCCAAAGCGGCCATCGAAGATTTGCGCCAGGGGTACAAAGCCCCAGAGGTGCAACCCACTGCAACAGAGCCAGAGAAACTGGTTGATGAGGCGTGGGTCTCTGAGATGACTCAAAACGTAGACGCAATGACGGGGCTCGAGTTCGATCTCGGCAACGAGAACACGTTTACGTTCGGTCTGGAAGACGACTACAAAAATGTGTTGAAGCACAAGAATGCAAATCTTGAGAACTACTTCGACCCATACGTCCGTGAAGACGGTAGCTGGGACTACGACCTGCTTTCGTCACACCGCGCTGTTATCGATAACATCGATACAATTGTTCAGTCCGCCTATCGGCAAGGCATGAGCGAGGGTCAGCGTGGAGTGGTTCAGAACGCAGCAAACGTGCAGGCTAAGGCACCAGACGATGTGTCTGGCCAGCAAAACTCAAATCCGCTTGGCGAACAGGTCAAGCAGATCCTTCAAAGAAATCGGTCCACCATGACCTTCAACATCTAAAACAAACAATAAGAAAACATGGCAACAATTGGAACGGGCACTAACGCCGCAGTAAATCAGGCTCCTGCCGATCTGCGTCTGACGCCCGAAACTTATACGACGCTCAACACCCTGATCAAGACGACGAAGGACTTCGTCATGCCCGATCTCGTAGAGACCTACGGCGATCAGGGTATCACGGGATTCCTTCAGCTTACTGGTGCTGTTATCAGCGGCGGAACTTCTGACCAAGTCGATTGGTGGGAGGCAGGCCGTCGCCACACCTTGCTTGACGCCGTTACATTTGCGTCGGCCGCAGCAGGTAGTGACGCCAATGCTCCAGGCACAATCCAGGCAACTATCGACACCTCTGCTATGGCTCATGCGGGAAACCAGGCTGCTCACGTCAGCGGATTCCTGCAGGCTAATGATGTCGTTATGTCTGCTGCTACTGGTACGCGCTACATTGTGCAATCGGCAAGTACTGCAGCTGACCCTGTTATCGTTTTGGAACCTCTGGACGGAAGCAATGATGCCCCTTCGGAATCCACTTCTTCTAATGCCAGCACGTTGATTCACTTGGGCAATCTTTATGCTCAGGGCACTGATCAGCCTGCTAAATTCCAAGACGCTGACGTTAAGAAGCGGAGCAATCCGTTTATGATCGTCAAAGACCGCTACCAAGTGAATGGCTCTCAGGCCACGAACATTGGGTGGGTCAACGTCGGTGGCGGTGAGTACCGCTGGTTTATGTACGGCGAGCAAGAGGCACGGAAGCGTTTCGAGGATCGCCGCGAAATGATGATGCTCTTCGGTCAAAAGAACGCAGCTACCGTAGAAGATGTTGCTGCCGACATCGGTCCCGATCTGGCTGGTTCTGAGGGTTACATCTCTGCTATCGAAGATCGCGGTATTGTGATCACCAATGCGAATGCAAATCCGATGGACAGCTTCGCTGAGTTTGACGACCTCATCCTCGAGCTCGACAAGCAAGGCGCTCCTGCTGAGTACGCTATGTACTTGAATCGGAAGCAAGACCTCGCTATCGACGATATGCTTGCCTCTGGCATCTCTTCTGCCGTCTCGGCTGGTTTGCCTGGTCAGTTTGGTGCTTTCCAAAACAACGCCGACATGGCGGTGCAGCTGGGATTCAAAACCTTCACGCGTGGTGGTTATACCTTCCACAAGCACGATTGGAAGCTGCTGAATGATCCTACCCTCTTGGGTGCTTCTAACTTCCTGCAGGGAGCTATGGTGCCGCTTGCGAACGTCGTTGACCCCCGCACGGGTGGTAACGCTCCTTCGCTGGCTATGTACTACAAGGAGGCTAACGGATACAGCCGCGAGATGGAGCACTGGATCACTGGTGGTGGCGTCCTCGGACACACCAACAACGGTGACGCTGGTGCAGACGTGGCTACGTTCCACTACCGCTCTGAAGTCGCTCTCTGTGTCCGCGCTGCTAACAAGCACGTGGTCATCAAGGGCTAATAACTTGAAGTGAAAGGGAGGGGCTTCGGCCCTTCCCTTAGCTTCATAATATTCTAAGACATGGCAAATAACACAGTATATACGGTTCACGATCACTCTCCAGGTGCTGTAAGAACGAACAGAAGCGTCCTCATCAAGAACGCCTTTGTGCAAAATTCAGCAGACACTGAGGTTGCAATCCGCCAGCCAAAAGGTACGATCCTGACTAAAGCCGTCTTTCGATTTGCTAGTGCAGTAAACGCAGCCAGCACTTCTACGTTTACAGTTGACATCGGCCCCTCTGCAGATAAAGACTCAATCATTGATGGTGGGTCCCTGATGGCGGCTAATGCAGCAGACCCAGCAGAAAACTCTGTCGTAGTGTTTGATATTCTCGACTTTGTCGGTCAGCACGACGCAGGGGTGACTTCTGCGGTTAGCACTGCGTCGACTTCATACGCCACTGAGGAAAGAGAATTGTTTGTGACAATTATCACAAGCGATCACGCGATCACCACTAACGGTGATCTTGCAGTCACGTTGTTCTTCGACGTGGTTGGATAAACCGAACTAAGAAAGGGGGCTTCGGCCCTACTTTTTTCTTCGTATGATTTGTTTTACTACATAAACTAAAAAAATGGCTGCAAAATATTTGTACTTTAATGCCGCTGCTGACGACGCTGTTACGCTACCAGTAGAGGCATTGCAATCAATGAATCACAATGGGGCTAACACCGTTGTGTTTGAATTCTTAACGGATAAGGTGAACGGTAATGTTGCTATTACAGTTACTACCGCTGCTGACAAAGAAAAAGAATTCATGAAAGAGGTTTCAGAAGCTATCGCTTTTGGAAAGGATCAGTTCCTTGTTATCGCAGATGACGAAGACAAGGTGTATGCTTCTAGTAACGTGGGGACCTCGGGGTCTGTAGTTGCTTCTATCGGCAGAGACGTGGGTCCAAAAACAAAAGTAGAAAATCTAACTGATGCAACTAAGAGTATCGCGGCTTCTGAGTCTGGAACATTGTTCCGATTAAACAGAGCTGGTGGCATCGTAGCTACTCTTCCAGTTGCTCAAGTTGGATTGACTTATGATTTTGTTATTGAAACCACTTTCACTGGTACGTTTAGTCTTGACGGCGCTTCTGCAAACGATATCTTTACAGCAGGGTCGACAGTGATCATATCTGATAAAGATGCGCCAGGCACTGTTTCGTTGAAGCAGTTCCATGCGGACGGAACTGATGATGATAAAATGGTTTTGGATGCTGATGACAATGGCCGTCATGTTGGCGGGACATTTACTTGTACTGGCGTTGCTGCTGGAGGTCAAGGATCAGCTACTGCTGTTTGGCACTTGAATGGTGTCCTCTTTGGCAATGGCACTTTGGCCACTCCATTTGCATAAGCATTTGTCAATACCATTCTGTTACGAGAAAGGCTCCTTCGGGGGCCTTTTTTATTTCGTATTTTTGAGTGATGGCAAGCGATAAGTACTTCCTGTTTAGGACAGCGGATATCACTGAGTTCAGTGAAGTGTTTTCTGATTCTGGGAGTAGCCTGTCCGTGCTGTCTATCAGTACCGACCATGTAGCGTATATCACGGCAAAAAGGGGTAGCGTAGTTATCGTGTTTAACAACGCGGGGCTGTATGAGCGATTCCAGGGGGACACCAGGGAGGCTCTGATTAAAACCCGCATGGAGATAGAATGCGGTCAGGGGCAAGAGTTTCAGCTGATTAGAAAAATCACGGAGTTCATCACCAATCCCTCGCCTGTCCGTAGGGTTTTGCAGTTCGACGCTGTATCTGGCACTAGCAGTTTCAAAGACTCTAGTCCAAAGAGTCTATTGCCTTTGCTCCCCAAGCTACCTGTGGTCATGTCTACACAGGAGATTAGCGACGATCCTGCCGCTACAGACCTTACACAGACTACCACGACTACTATCGCTGACATCACGTTCCCTGCCCCGTCGTTGATGCCGATCGTGGACTACAACGAAACCACGCTGCCTTCCCATGGCTCCGCTGTGGGGGCGGCAAACAACTGGAACAACTCTGGTTCTGGGGGCAGCACCTATCATATCACCAACGACACGGGCACCCCCGCAGTCAACAGAGACAACGGAACGTCGGTAAACGCTGTAGACATCGCTGCTGCTGACAACCTCATTATGGCCAACGCCTTAGAAATAGAGGGGGCGTATACCATCTATATGGTAATCGGGATGGTCGGATATGGCAGCCTAGGTCACAGCATCCTAGATAATGGGGCTACGCACATTGGTTTCGCTGCGGGTGCGGGCGAAGAGAACACCAATAGTGAGTTCTGGGTGCGCCATGATACAGCTGTTGCGCGGCGTCCCGCGTACATGCAGCTCGACAACACTGATAGTGGGACAAAAGCATATAAATTCCCCGACCTAATGCTAGACGACCCCGATGTAAACACGATAGGGTTTGAGGGTCAGCAGACGTATGTGTTTGTTCTTCGTCGAGACAAAGACCTGAACCTGTATCTGCACAACCACACTGGCGACATTGTGGGGTATGTGGAGGCTTTGACTGGTCAGGGGGATTTTGCTACCGATGGGCCTTTAAAGGTGGACGATATCGGCACTGGGTTCCGTGGCTTTTTGCCAAGGATCGGAGTTATTTCTACAGATATCGGCAGCAACAACGCATCAAAACTAGCTCAGGACCTGTTTGAGAAATACAAGAAGGTATTCTGATTATATTTGTAGCAAATTCAATTTAACATGAGTGAAACCACCACACAAAGGCGGCCAGGCCGTCCTAAGAAAGCTGCTACCACAGAGCCTAAAGCAGCACCGAAAGCAAAGCGATCTGTAGTTCGCCGTAAGCAGGAGGTTAAGTACCACGCAGAGTACGAAATCATCAACGCAGGGGGCATCGTTACTATGCTACCGCAAAAAGGTGTGACCGTTTATGATCCTGAAAAGGATACGGTAAGAGAGATCCGCTACTGCCCTAACGAGCCCAGCATCTGGAGTGACGAGCAAGGCGACAAGGCCAAGCGAGAGGCAGTGATCTTCAGGGATAGCCGCATCTTTGTTCCGAAGGAGAAGCCAAACCTCAAGAAGTTCTTGGAGATTCACCCAGGCAACGAAGCCAACGGGGGCAAACTGTTTCGTTTGGTCGACAAGAAGGCCGATGCAGAGAAGGAGCTCAATCGGGAGTTCTTGCTCAACGATGCTATCAGTATGGTGAGGGAGAAGGCCATCGAAGAGCTCTTGCCTGTAGCCATCTACTTCGGCTATAACATCAACGCTTCTACTAGCGACATCCGCTTCAACCTTTTGCAGAAAGCCAAGAGGAGCCCACAGGAGTTTATCGAATCCTTCGATAGCCCGCAGGTGCAAGTGAGATCGGTGGTGCAGCAGGCAAAAGAGTATCAGTTCATCGCCACCAGAGAGAGTGGGGTGCATTGGTTTGATAGCGGCCAGCTGATTGTCTCAGTCCCTGCAGGTATGGACCCTGTAGATGTGATGACCCGATTCTGCATGACAGAAAAGGGAGCTTCTGTCCTGAGCAATCTCGAAGAGAAGCTTTCTAAGCTGGCGTAAGCCGCTGGTATAGAGGAGAAAGGGCCGCCTAGCGCGGCCTTTTCTTTTTTATATTTGTTATCATGATTAGTGTAGAGAGGGTTTATGCTATTGTTCGGGATATCTGCAACAAAGACCAGAAGGGCTTCGTTACCCCCAATGTGTTCAACACCCTCGCTAGGGTAGCGCAACAGAACGTATACAACGAGATGTTCAACGAGCTGCGCGGGGCTGTAGCCCTGCGTGCCTCTCGCCGTGACGCAGGCCGAGACAAGTCTGCGTACAAGATGGTGGAGGAGGACCTGTCTACGTACATCAGAACCTTGCAAGTCACAACTGATAGTGATCAAGTTGCGATTGTGTTTTTGTTCGATGCTGAGGGTAATGATGTAGGCTATATTAACCTAGATGGGGATGCGGTAGGGTTTGACGACACTACACTTCTGGTCGAGGGGGACGACTATGTTAGCTCATCGACCTCATCGGACGGGGATCAGTTTTTCTTTAATCCTGACGGGGCATTCACGTTTGCTGAGCCTAGCGACTTTGGCAGGCTGATATCGATGTCTGTCTCTGGGACTAACACTTCGATAGAGATTCTGTACGACAACGAGAAGTTGTCTAGGCTACTGAACAGCAATATTTCTACCCCTACGGACGATTTCCCCGTGGCGCTGGCCATGACTAACACCTATCAAGTCTTTCCATCAACTATCGATGGGGTTGTCATGAGGTACTATCGCCAACCCAGAGGCAGAAACCAAAACTCTACTTATACCACCGCCTACCCTGCATTTGTCACATTTGACGTAAATCAGGTAGACGGGCTGTTCATCGCTGATCCAGATCAATCCATCAACTTCGATCTCCCTGCACACTACATCTCTGAACTGGTGTACGAGTTGTGCGAACTGATCGGTATCCGTCTCCGTGATCCATTGCTGGTTCAGTATGCTCTGGGAGAAACAAAAGCTGAGTAATGCCAAGACAGAACGTAGAGACAGCAGCGATGAACTACGTCGGCCTCCGCCAGGTGGTCGACGATTTCATCATTACTATGGATGGCGACGACTATGTCAGCAATGTATCTGACGTGGCTATCCGCAACATTGCTTTGCGTGGGATCCGAGAGTTTGGATTTGATGTCACCAACCGAATTCGGTCATTGAAGCTGTCGGTAGAAAGCAACAATACTGTCACTCTGCCTGATGATTATGTTGACCTCATCAAGATCGGCATTGTCACAGACGGGATCGTATACGTGCTGGGCGAAAACAAGAACTTGAACATGTCCATGGCTGTCGTGACGGGCAGCGATGCGGGCGAGGGAGACAGTCAGCTTGGGCCGCTCAACATTGAAGCCAATGAGATCGCTGATCGCGATAGAAGTGTGGCGGATACGGCAGGAACTTCTGGCGATGGGGACAAGGATTACGATTACTACGTGTTCCAAAACTACCTCTATCAGGGAGGGCTGGGCAGGCTGTATGGTGCTGGCGGTGGCCACCTACGCGGAGAGTACCGCATCGATCTAGACCAAAACAGAATCGAGATGAGCACCGAAGACGCCATCAGCGAGGTGGTGCTCGAGTACGTTGCTGACGAAGCGCGCAACACCTTCCCCGTTATTCATGTCTACGCTGAGGAGGCTCTGCGTTGCTACCTATACTACAAGCTGATCGAGAGAAAGTCGACTGTCCCTGCAGGTGAGAAGGCGCGCGCCCGAGCTGAATACTACAACGAGCGTAGAAAGGCCAAGGGTCGCATGAGCAACTTCACCAAGACAGAGGCTCTCAAGACGATCAGGCAGAACTTCAAGCAATCGCCTAAGTACTGATGATCAATAAGTTGTTCCCCAGAGTCCTGAACTCCTCGAAGGACAGTAGAGTTCGAGGGGCTATGGAGATGAAAGACGCGTTGAACGTCACAGTCACTTCTGATTACGGCAACGGCTTTGCAGCGGGTGGGGCTGACCTTGAGGAGGACGGAGACGTAGGCGTAGTAAAGCCTGCATTGGGTAACTCGCCGTCACAGATTAAAACCTTTAGTCTAGATTCTGTTTTTTCTGCAGGCGAAGATTTTATCCGAAGGGTAATCGGAAAGGTTGAAGACCCCAAGGCTGGGGTCATCTACTTCTTTGTTTTCAGCAACAACGTGCAGGAAATGGGGGTGTATGCCTGGGACGCGTACAACTACTTCGGAGGTGGGGCAAACCAATGGCGCCCCATCTATTGCACCCCTGAGTTCAACTTTTCTGACACGGGCAGAGTTGTTGGGGACATCGTTCACGTCAGCGGCGGGTCTGATCAAGACTTCCGTCCGATCCTGTACTTCACTGACGACGAGAACGAACCGAGAAAAATTGACGTTCAGCGGTGCTTAGAGGAAGGCTACACTCCCAGTGACTTTGGGTATGTGGCAAACGATGTCAACGATAAGGACTTTATCACTGCCTGTCCACGCTCTCCCGTCTATCCTCCAAGATTCGCATTCTCTTTTGATGGGAGTGCCAACCGCAGGTCCAGCGATTTCAGAAGGGTTCCTGGAGTGCAGTTTGCGTATCAATGTATATACGCAGGTGGGGAGGAATCCGCACTCAGCACTTACAGCGACATCGCCATCCCCGAACAATATCTACGGCAGGGCACGATTACGGGGGAACTGAACCTCCCACAGCGATGCACGATTACAATCGATCCAGAGCCATATGCAAACCTAGGGGCCAACACTGGTGCAGTGGTCATCAGCGAGGAGGTTGTCGCCTTCAAGATCCTTGTGCGTCGCGGCAATGACGGTCCGTTCTTTATTGTTGACGAAGTAGATCGAGTCGTGGGGGGTGTGACCCAATATGACTTTTTCAACGACAAGGTGTTGATTGGCATCACCGAGTCTGAAGAAAACAAGCAGTTTGACAATCTCCCTAGGGTGGCGCAAGCCCTGACGGCAGTAGAAAACAGGTTGTTTTTTGGTAACTACATCGAGGGGTTTGATGAAGTGCCGTTTGACGGTACAGTTGAGCCTGTCTACATGCAGGGCTCTACCTCGGAGTCCGCCTTCGAACTGACGGCCACACCCATTATGGTCCCGATCAGTGCCAGTACGACAAGCACGGACCTGCAGGGTGACGTGGTGCCTCAGAGGCTGCCAGGAGTAGCTATCGATACCAGTTCACTGCCTGCTACGTTAGCATCTGGCACGAGCATTAGCGTCAGTTTTGAATTTGAACCAGCTAAAAACTTGGCTCTATACGATGTTGCTGGGGGGTATCACAACTCTACAATTACTGGGGGAGTCAAAGAGGACATTGCCTACAACGTAGCCCCTGCAAGTCAAGTATTTGACCTTACAACAAACCCCGCTTATGCAGATCTTTTTGTTAATGGCGTAGACGGCAATGCGGAGTTGGCTGAGAACAAGGTTCTAAATGCTACAGGCATCGGATCTGGTGTTGGCCTCTCCCTACAGTGGCAGCAAACTGAAGGGTTTATTGAAGGGGAGACTAGTGTCACTGATGTCCGCATCGGAACTTCTGCTGCAGCCCCTTTAAAAATCAAAGGGGGGCAGTGTAATTTTTCTATTGAACTAGCCATTACGGCTGAGTTAGAAGACGCCCCCTCTGTGGTGGCTGCTGCTATCGGTTTGGCCTTTTCAGGAAACTTTGACTCGTTGCCTGATGAAATCGAGGTAGCACAAGCTAATGTGCAGTCTTCGTATAACTACAACTTTGGTCTGAGGGCCCCCAACGGAAACGAGGACGGCCGCTTGTTTAGACTGGGGAAAGGGGGCACTACTTTCAATGGGGAAATTGCCATCAACGTCCCCGCAGGCAGTGAGCAGCTTGATGCATTGGACTGCATTACCCCCGTGTTTGAGGATTCTGCAGGTGCCAATCCATGTCCCGTGGGATACGTTATTGTGAACGAGGCTAATGTCGGCATGCAGCTGGTTCATCAGCCTCATATGATAAATGACCCGCTAGGGGAATGCATCTTGACGCTAGAGATTAGCTCTTTGACTAATGTGGACGTCCTGACCTGCGTCCCCTGTATGACTCTCCCCGATCTTAGAGTGCGTCAGTGGAGGATTTACGATGCAGATTACCTTAGTAACAACCAAATTCTAGATGTAGAGTCTGAATATGAGGGCTTTAGCTTGGGTTCTGATTTTGCATTTAGCGGCACTCCACAGCAGACTACTTCAGCAGTTTTTCATGCTCTTGGTCTAAATTCTATCTTCGGCACCCCAGCAGTTGGATTAGACTTTTTCTCTGCACATCAGTCACAAAGAAAAAAAGTAGTAGGGTACTTGACTGCGAACGGAGGCTCGGTAGCAGGCACAGACCTTTTTGAGACTAACGCCAAAAAAAGAGAAGATCTCGCTCTGATCCCTCAGGTAAACGATGTGATACTGGCCACCACGAATGAGGTGGGGACCAGCATGTTTGATACTGAGGGGGGGTTTCAGTTTCAAACTCCCAGAGTAAAAGGTCAACTACTTTCTGTACCCACCAGCACTATTTTCGGTGGTACGGGTGTGGATGATCCCATCTTTTTTCGCTTGCAGTACGAAAACGATGATGCTGATGAAGGTGGGGTCAGCAGTTTGATGATTCTCAACGGAGCTGTTATGGCTCGCCCTAGTGGGCAAGTGGGGTTAGTAGTTACCCTTTTGCTTAATGGTGAGATCCCTAACGACGATGCGGCCCAACAGAGTTTGTTTTTCAAGTCCTTAATGGGGCCAAGCTTTCAGTCAAGTTATATACAAGGAACATTTAACCTTGTTTCATACAGCCCCAGTGGCACTTCTGCAGGGTCGGCTGCGACCATACTCACAAATTCTATTTCTCCCTTGTTCCCCACCTCTGTCCTGTATACGGGTCAAACTGCATTTGTAGTTCCCGATGGGGCAGAAGACCAGTTTCAAGAGGTGGAGGTGTCGTTCAACGGTTTCTTGGATGAGATTGAGGTCTCTGGAGCGTACAGGTCGTTCAAGAGCTCCGCGTATCACGACCTTGGAGTTGTCTACTACGACGACCGTGGACGACCAGGCAACGTAAACCAGTTGCCTCGAGTCTACGTCGCAGGCTACAGCAACGAAGAGCGCGGCAACAAGGGTAGGGTAGAGCTCGACATCGAGCTGAATAGCTTCCCCCCGCCGTGGGCGCACCAGTATCAAATTGTGTACGCAGGCAACAGCACATATCAGGACTTCGTGCAGTACTCTGTGGCTGGCGCTTTTGTCGATGAGGTGGGTGATGCCAATACCGCAAGAAATATATACCTAAGTCTCAACCACCTGCAGTCTGATCGCTATGTAAGCTATGCTCAGGCTTTTGGTGCTGTTGATCCTAACGGCAACAAGGACCTATACACGTTTGTGCCAGGCGATCAGGTCAGGGTAATCTCTTTTGAGAGCGAGCCAGGAAACACTGTGTTCCCCAACCAGCTCGTGTTCGATGTTGTGGACCAAGTCCTCCTTACAGGCAACGGAGATGCAGAGACAGAAGAAACCAGAAACCCACTAGACAGCGGGAGTGGAGAGACCCCCCTGTTCTTGAGAGGGTCGTTCTTGAAGTTGCGCAACGACCCTGAAGCGACAGGATTCAACTGGGCTTCTGTCAACGCTCAGGGCAACAACTTCAGCGGGGTGCTGTCTAACTGGAGCAAAAGGTGCATCGTCGAGATTGTAAGGCCGAAAGCAGGTGCTGATGCAGATATCAGGAGCTATCAAGAAACTGGGTTGGTGTTTAATGTCAGCCGATCTGGAAATACTGGGGTCGTACACCAAACTCCTCGAATCCGCATGCGCAGAGGAGACGTGTGGTGGCGACGGGTGCCAGTAAACCTGCAAGAGTACTCCGAAGACGAACAGGCATTTGTATCCCTGATACCCGAATCTCAAGAACAGGCCGACGGCGACGGCGAAATCATTGAGGTCGACTATCAGCCTCGTTTCCGAAACAGGTATCTGGAGTGCAGGGCTTTTACGGACACTTTTGCGGGGGCTGATGTCAATGGTTATGGGAAGCGAAAGTTTTACTCTCCTGAGGCCGCTGAGGTGCGCCGAGAGTCTTCGGTTACCTACAGCGATGCAAACGATTTCAGCACGCGAAGGGTCAGGTTCACGAGCTTCAACCCCTTCCAAGCCCCGTTCAAAGACTTGCCCAACCAGCATGGCGCTATCAACGCCCTTGTGGAGTTCAGTGAGTTTGTGTTTGTCGTCCAAGAAGACAAGGCTAGTGTAGTCCCGATCAACAGAAACATTCTGGCTGACGCCTCTGGCGGCGATCAACTTATCAGCTCAGACAAAATCATCGGTAAGCAGAAGTTTATCGGTGGTAAGTACGGGGCTGACAACAACAGGGAGTCGGTGGTCAAAGTCGATGAGTCTGTGTACTTCGCTCATAAGGGAAAGGGGGAGGTCTATCGCTTTCAAGGCGGTAAGATCGATGTGATTGGACGCAAGGGCATAGCAGCACAGCTCTACGACGCATTCCAAGATGTTATTTTCGGTGGGAACGTACGGGTGGTCAGTGGCTATGACCCACTCAAAGACGAGTACATCGTGTCGATGTTGAACATTGACGCCATCTCGTATGCCTTGCCGACGCTGTTTAGGCAACCGCTACTCCAGCCGTTCAACTTTAACGAGACGGAAGACGGGGTGTACAACCCCAGCACTGACGATCCTATCGGACCACCTGATGACTTTACTGGTGGGGGAGGCCCAGGTGATGGGGGAGACTCAGGTGATGGGGGAGACCCCAATGCCGACGTTTTTGACGAGGCGTTTGATGTACCACTGTCAGGGTTTGATGTCGCCGCTCTTAACGCCCTAGACCCTGTCGTTTTTTGGGGGGGTACTTGGGGTACAATGTCCTTTTACTATAAAGCTACCACTGGCGAGGGAGTCATTTACAACGCTATTCAATCATACCAACAGGCAACGTGGCCTGCAGACGTTGCACTTAGTGACGTCGTTCTTGGGTCAAACGTGACTGTCCAAAACAACCATAGTAGTCAAACACCGCCCGTCTTAGGGCCAGGTCTCCTGTTGGATCTCTCGGGTCTTGGTTTCTCCAACCCGTTTCTTGAACTTGACACAGGGTTTCAAGCAAAACCAGTTTCCACATACGATGACCCTAACACGGTTATTGGGCAGTTGTGGTACGGAAGGGGTGTGGTAAACTCAGACTTCAACAATAATGGGGCGGGGTACCTGATGATTACAGACCCTAGTATAAGGAGTCAATATGGCGCAAATCCTGGTGCTGCACAGGCGCTTTTATGGAACACGCTTCAAGCTCACTTGGTCCCGCCAGGCTACTCTGCTCCTGCAGAGTTTGATACACCGAGAACAGTAGGGGATCACTGCTATGTTCTTGGACAGAGGGTGCAAGGGACTGCTCTTGAGAGGCTTGTTGAGGACAGGACTATAGAGGAGGTGGCGATCACAAACGCTGTAGACGATTTGATCGAAGAGGGTAACAGAATTGGTACTCTGGCCTTGGAGTTTGACCCAACCAATACAACTCTCACCAACTTTGGTGCTGATATTATTAGCGCCACCTCTGCTCTTCAGTCTGCTAGTAACGCTATCCCATACAGCAGCGTCGAAATCACCGAGCAGAACTTAAAAACAGGAGAAACTATGGTTTATCCTACGGGTTTTGGGTACGACTATAGGGAGATACCAAACAACATCCTGAATCAACCAGGACCACTCCTAGTCGGGGTACAGCTCGCCATCGAGGATTTGCAAACTGTGGCAAACTCCATAGACCCGAACACGCTGACTGATCCAGATTCTGTTTTTGACTCTATGAGCGCGACGATAGACAGCCTTAGGGCGAGCCTCGACGTTGTAACCAACCAGCTTGAAGAAGCTTCCTCAGCACCTACGGTTGTTGATGCCGAAGCCAATACGCTGATCCCCAATGTTCAATCATCAAACGACAACTTCAGCACACTCGGTGCGCTTGCTGTGCTTGGTGGTAGCGGAACGGCTATAGAGCCTGAAGATGTTCAGTCCGCCAACGTGCTTGCCCAGCAGTTGGAATTCTTAAGTTCAAACGGAATTGAGATTACAGGTGACTTGCTGAGGCAGTTGCTAGGGGACCTAGAACAGAGTTTCCGAAACATACCGAACACCTTGCTTTCTTATCAACCCGCCCTTCCTACCAGTGGCTTGCGGTTGGCTCGGGCGTCCACCGCGAACAGGTCAGATATTATTTCTAGTGCAGGGGGGGCAGCAGATCTTGACGGTCTTGTCGGCACAGCTGATCTCCTCGCGTTCCTCGCTGACTTCGACCAATTTGGCCCCGACCCCATCTCTGAAGCGGAGTATATCGATCTGACTAACAACATAGCAAGCTCGTACAATGGCTAATAGGACCTTTGCATTCTCTCATCGCGGTGGGTATTGGAAAACGCGCTACAGCTTTTTTTCTACTTGCTATGCGTATATGGACAAGGTGTTTGCCAGCTTTCAGACTCAAATAGAAAACAGAAATCCGTTCTACAGGCACAATGCTGGGGGCTACAATACGTTTTATGGTAGCCCAGCGGGCTCGGGATTTGCTGTTAGTTTTAACCAACGGCCATCTGAAAACAAAATCCTCAAAAGCATTTCTGTTGAGGGGACAAGCAACTCAACTCCTGACGCGTTTGTAGTGGCCAACAACAGCACTGTAGCGGGACAGGCGAAGCAGTCAGATGTCATTGCTTTCGATGACCACGGCGGCATTATGTACGGGGTAATACAGGGGCTAAACAGAAACAGCACGGCCAATATCAATTTGGTAGGCAGGATTGTTGTCAACGATTCTTTTTCTGTTGATGGGGGTGCGGTAAACGGGACGTTCATATACCATGATGGAGGGCAGAGTCATGTACTAAACGACATCCCGTATGTTCTAGGCGTCAACCTCGAGTCTGGCCCTGAGATTGTAAGCAACACCATCGATCCCGTAGACCTCTCGGGTACGTTTGCAGAGGTGCCTGACAACATAGTTTTTGGCGGGGACAATACGCTTACAATCAATGAGCTATCTGAGGGTCTTGCAGCTCAACTCCCCGATCAAACCAACATCTACGTATACGCTGTCACCCCTACGGTTGTCAACGGAGATATGCTTCGCGGGCAGTACGCTGACGCCGTGTTCACTTTCGGCAATCAAAACTGGGAGGTTTTTGCTGTGAACTTGGAGTACGAACCCACAACCTATGACCACAGCAAGGCAGCTGCAATGCCCAGCAGGCGTGGGCGTAGCAGAAGGCGGCGTCAATAAATTTTGTAATTTCGCAACACATGGCACTACTAGCATCCACACTCCTCGCGGCTGGCCTTCAAGCGGGACAGCAGTATCTCTCCAATCGAGAGAGCAAAAGGAGAGAGGCTGAGTACAAGGGGGAAACTTCTGATCAGGAGCGGGCTATGGAGGCAGCTCGACAGCGCATTGCCGATATAGACTTCTCTCCAGGCAGCGGTGTATACGAGCTAGAGCAAGAGCGCAAGCTGCAGGCCGAGCTCTTGGGGTCTGAATCTGTACGCCGTGGCGACGAGCGCGAAGCCCGAGCGCTGTCTGCTTTGCAGGACTCCCCGCGTATGATGCAAGCCCTTGCCCCGCGCATCATTTCTCAGTCTGAAGACGCCCAGCAGAAAGCGCAGTTGCAGACAGGGCAGATGAAGGTCGACGCTACAGCCACCACCACCAAAGCCGAAGAGGCTGCTGCAGACAAGACACGTCAGCGAGACATGATGCTCGATCAGATAGATATGGAGAGGGCTGGTCGCTCTTTCGATACGTTTACTGAAGCTATGTATGGTGAGCGAGCCGCAAGGGCAGAGGGGAACAGGGCTCTGCTCTCTGAATTAGGTGAGACAGCTGTGGCTCTGGGTGGGGCAATTGACGCTCGCGCAGATCAGCAAACTGCTCTCGACAGACAGATGGATTTGATGTCTACTCTCTACGGGACTAGATCTACTGATGAAGATGAAGGGTTTGTGCCTACAACAGATCAAAGTTTTTCTGAAGAAGAAGAGGAAGTGATCATGGGAGACGGCATCTATGACCTAGGTGGCTACATCGGCAAAGAAGGTGGGGTGACAGACGGTGAGTTCAGTCACAAAACCAACAAGATTGCACTGGTAGATCAGGAAGATGGGGAAAAATTAGGGGAGGTCACGGGTGGTGAGGGTATCCTCAACCCCAATCAGTTTAAAAACTTGAACTCTGTCAAAGCCCTGCTTGATAAACTTGCAGCCTCCCCCTCCGCGTCAGCGGAAATCAAAAAGGCTGCTGAGCTTCTCGCATTTCTTGAGGGCGAACAATTTCAAGACGCATGAGCGAACTCGGATTTACGGGTAAGATCCCAATCCCTAACCTGAAGCAGGTTGGTGACCTATCTGGTGAGGTCAGCAGGCAGCAACAGCTGCAAATGCGATCTGGTGCGCTTGCTGCAAAGCAACAGGCTGCCAGAACCAAGGCGCTGCAAGACCAGATGGCCAACCAGGCTGCGCTCAAGTCGCAGCTAGGGGGATTGTATGAGAACGTTCACCCGTTTGCCCTGCCATTTGTCGAGCAGGCGGCAGCACAGCTTGAACAAGACGTAATGAAACTGCTGCCTTTGGCCAACGGCGCGGAGTTAGCCAAACCCATGATCGCAGATTTCAAGGCCAGCGTAGCGCCGTATGAGCTGAACGCCGAAATGATGAAGTCTAGAAACCGTTTGGCGGCTATGACCGACAAGACGAGCGAGGCTTACAGGGCTGAGAACAAGACACTGGGTAATTTATACCTGCCCGTAGCCACCGAAGACATGGTGTTTGCAGCAGACAATCACCAAAACCGAGACCTGTTGCGTAATGCCAAGTTGGATTACAACAACGGTAGGTTCAAGATTGAGGGGCAAGCTTTCGATCGGAGGACTGGGCAAGTAGCGGACGAGGTTACGGAGCTGTCCGTCTCTCCGTTCTTCAACGACCCTGCCGAATACCAGTACGGTACGACGCGAGCCAATGTGATGAGCCTGCAACAGATCGGAGAGGGGATCAAAAGTGAGGACAAGAGTGCCGCTGCCAATTCAGGCTGGAGTGCTGATAGGGTGACGGGCAAGTATGCAAACCTGTACGAGAACTACGTTGACTTTGATGCTATGGCAGAGACAGACAACGATGAGTATGCATTTCGGCTTGCCTCATACTTCAGGACCAGACAAGACATTATCGATCGTAACCCTACTGCCGCATCTTTTAAAAACGAGGAGCAGCTCCTGGAGTACTACCAGCTAGACCCACGCAAAAGAGAGAGCGGCGATGCCGCACTCTACGACTTGGTCAAGGGGGCGATCAAAGATGCCTGGACTACAGGGACGCTGCCTCACACGAAGTGGGAGATTAAGGACACTAAGTCTGCAGGTAAGATTAAGCTGGACATTTTGAACGCTGGTGTCTCTGGTACGCTGGGGATTACCGATCTCCCCATCAATCCTGAGACAAACAAGCCTATACAGGGGATTGTCATGAATGCGGATACCGAAAAAGTTCGCTCGGTGGTATATCCAATTCAAGAGATTCCTACTGCTCAAGCAGAGAACATCAAGGTCACGTACGTCAACCCCAAGTACTACGATGACTTGCGCCTGTACTTGAACACAGCAAACTCAGAAGGAAAAGCGTACGCTACGATCAACGATTTCGGTAAGATCGAGTTGGGTGTTCCAGAAAATCCCACCCAGCAGGATCGTCTTACGGCACAGGCTATTGCTACGATGATGCAAGAGTCGGACTTCCAAACTGAGTCTGCTGTTGACGGGTACCGCGTGTATGAGAACAACCCAACCAAGTACGTCCTGTCTCTTGTTGACGGACCTCAGCTGCTTATCGACCGATCCAATCTCAATAACGCAGAGGACCAGATGATCCACGCCTCACTAAATATTGGTTTGGCTAAAGCCAACCTTACTCACGACGATTTGTGGGACGATGCTGTCAGCAAGTTCGGTACTCCTACCACCACCCCATCCGCAGGAACAAGTAGATAACATGGAAGAAGAAGAACTGGGACAGCTGCTTTTGGATTACGCAGCTACCTACAACAATCCTAAGTACAATCAGGACTGGGATGTAGTAGATTCTAAGTTTCCTGAGCTTGCTAAGTACGACAAGAACGTGCTTCATGATTACGTGGCGACGTACAACAACCCTGAATACGGCCAGGACACCACTGTGGTGAACGCCAAGTTCCCCGAGCTTTTTGGTGTCGTAAAAAAAAAAGACGAGAGCGTCCCACAGGTCCCCGAACCTGCATCCTTGCCTTTGGATGGGACGGATCCTTCTTTGGATTCACCCTTGCCTACAGAACCAAGCTCTGGCAGCTTGGCTTCAGCACCAAACCAGTATGATTTCAACATCGATGCTCGGGGATTCTCGAGCCTCTATCAGTTCGGTGGGCTAGACGCACTGGACAAAGACCTCAGTCCTTACATGCAGTTGATGGGGGACGAGGCAGACATTGTTGCAGAGCACCTTCAAGAGGGGCTGCAAGGATCCATGCTGCACAACGTGTACAGCAAGGTGTCTAAGGATCTTGCAGGCAACGATGCTCTCATGGAAGAGATGGGGATCGACGTGACCGAGACTGTAACCAACTACGGTACGGGATTGATTCCTGGAACGATGCCCATCGTCAGCCAAAAACCCAGAGAGACTGTCATCAGGGAGCGGGAGATTGCACTGAATAGACACTTCACTCGCGTGGTGTACGACCGCATGGGAGAGGACCTTCTCAAGGCGATGCCAGAGGAGATGAAGAACGATCCCGAAGCACTGAAGAATCTCGAGCAGTCTATGCTGGAGGACTACGGCGCGATGATCGACCTGACTGGTGAGGGGCAGGTGGGCAACAAGCCGCTTCTCAGCTTCGATGGGTTTGATGTCGTTCGTTCTGGTGATGTAGTTATGCCCATACCTCAGTTTTCTGGGTACTTAGCTGACCGCTGGAAGGCAGGAGAACTCGATATGATCAACGGCTTTGCCTATGCTATGACAGGCTTTAGGGGCGGACCAGAAATTGTGGAGCGTAGAGAAGAGGCAGAACAGATCCGTGCAGAGACTTTGCAGTTTGTGGATGGGATGACCAGCGGCAATCTTGGCAACGGCGTGGCGCAGCTGTTCGGTAATATCGCTGAGGCTGGACCGAACCTATCAGTAATGCTGCCTGTCGGTGTAGCTACAGGCGGGTTGGGATTAGGCCCTATGTCTACTGCCGCTCTGGTTGGACTCGAAAACGCAACGGTAGCTACGTTCCAGGAGTCCGCACGCATGTCAGGCAACCCCGCATGGAACCTGTACATCAGGGACGGACAGAGCTACAGTTACAATCAGGCACTTGAAGCTGTCGGGGGCGACCCCGAAAGGTTGATGTCTGAGTTTACGGTGGACGACAACTTCTGGGGCAAGGCAGGATACCTCAGCAATGTGGCTGGTGGGTCCTTCATCGCAGACGGGTTCTCTACGTTTACGTTCATGCGTGCTCTGCGTCAAGTCCCTATGCCTGGACTCAAGCAGGGGGCTCGCGATCTGGACGTGTGGTTGAGATACAATTTTGCAAACACTGGGCTGTCAATTGGTGTGGGTGGCACTACGGGCTCGCTCGTTGCCATGAAGCAATACATGGCGGCCAAGGATGCTGTTGGTGAGGAGTACACGTGGCAAGAAGTAAGAGAGGTCGGCTACGACATGGCTCTTACTGGCGCTACGTTAGGTGGTGGTTTGGCCGCAAGTGGTGGACTGCTAAACCTCGCTGTTGCTCGTGACCCTGTGGGACGCAATGGCAGTGGCTTACGGTTTACCCTTGAAGAGAATAGACTATTAGCTGCTCTCTCTGAGACTGAAGATCCACTGATGCAGCAAAACCTGAATGATCAGTACGGACAACTATTGTTGGCTCGCAACCAGCAGATGCTGGACGACGCTGACTATTACAAACAGATGTCAGACACAGACCTTGAAAAGGTCTACAACATTTCGCTGGAGCAGAACAGGCTGTACCGCTCTATGATGAAGGCAAAAGAGGGGAGCGATGAGATGAAGGCTATGGCCACTCGATTCGACGAGCTTCAAGACCAGCGCATCGACATCGAGTCTATATATGATGCTCAACGCCCCTTTGCTGAGGAGATGGTGTACGAGCAAGTAGACGGCATCGGACAGGTCGGAATTCTTACGCCGAAGTACAAGGGTGACGACCCCAATGACCCTGACAACGTATTGGTTAGATCGCGTCCTGAAGGATCGAAGTTTGTGAGGATCGAGGAGGACATCAAGCGCGCCCCGATGTACGAGAATTTCGTAGACACTTTCGAGCTTCTGCGTAAATGGCAGCGTGCAGTTGAGAAACAGCAGCCAGGCGGAGTTGAAGGCAGACGTGTGGTAGAGGAGGCCGATATCGACGTACGGTTGCGCCTGTTTGAACCACGTACTGCTCAGCGCTTGAAGGATGCAGCCAAGCTCAGAAAGGATTCTGGGTTGCTGGATAAACTCTCCGAGGTCAAGATGACTGACGAGCTCCGTGCTCTTTTGCCAGAAGGCTACGTCAAAGACAACGTTGGGCTGTTCGGGCGATACCTGTACGCGCTGCATGCTAAAGAGCGCAACCTGAACATCAGACAAAAGAATCAGGAAGTTGCAGAAGAGCTTCGGGCAAAAAGCAGCCTCACCCCCAGGGAGAAAGAGATATTGATGCTTACTGAAGATCGAATCCGAGCCAACAAGGGCAGCGGTATGTCTAACGACGATGCAGTGGCATTCCTTGAGGGCTTACCCGATGACGTCAGGGCTAAGTTTGATGAGGCCCTGCCTGCCTTTAGAGCTATGCAGCAGCGCACTAGGGATAACTACCTTGCATCTGGTATCTACAGTCAGGCACAGTACGATGCCAGTATGAACACGTTCGAGAACTACGTCGGCCTGCACGGATTGTCTATCGATGAGATGCTGGTTCGATCAGGAGATGACCCGATGTTGCGTGACGATGCTGGATACCTTAACGCGCCCAAGGGTATCGATGTGAACGGAAAGTATTTCTTCGAAGCAGAGGGTAGATCGGCGGAGACTGTAGACATCCTTGGAAAGTCCGTCATGCAGGAGGCCAACTCTATCATGTTGTCTGAGCGCAACCGCCTGACCCAGTCGGTCGTCGAGTTTGTCAGGCAATACCCTGTCGATCCATCCATCACGGACCCATACTATAGACTCGTCGGTCCAGACGAGAACCTTCCAGACACGCACACTCTCACCGCATACTTCGATGGGGTTCCGCAAAAAGTATACTTTAGGGATCCTGACGTTGTCCGTCAGTTCAAGCGCGGCACAGGCATGGACGCTAATAGTATGTACACTGCGTTCAATCGATTTATGCGTCAAGCTGCCCAGCTCAAGAAGGTCCACACCAACTTTAGCCTTGAGTTCGGTCCGAAAGCGTTTGCTCGTGATGGACAGACAGCACTGTTGCAAGCCCTATCTCAGTCTTCGCGGGAGTTTGGCTACGCCCTGTACGCAGAGGATGGCACCCCAGTAAACTCTGGGCAGCTGGTGAGAGAGATGGGGCAGCTTTACCCACAAGCTCTGAGGTTCATGGCTATGGGTGACGAGAAGCTCATTGCCAAGTCTGGCAATTCAGAGATGGCCAGGTATGCAGCAGAGTACAACGCGCAAGGTAAGACAGGCTATGCCCACATCGATGAGCTTCGGTCAGTCATGGACCAACTGCGTAGAGAGACAGACCCCAAGAAGAGAAACTCTATTACCAGCAAGCTCTCCATTCTGAAAGAGCCGCTAAAGTGGATCGAAGCAATCAACGACGTCTATGAGCAGGCACCGCGCTTTGCGTCTTACGTCGCCGCCCGCAGGCAGGGAGTCAGTATCGAACGCGCTGCTGCTCTGGCTAAGTACGTTACAGTAGACTTCAACCGCAGGGGCAACTATGGTGCAGAGTTGGGTGGGGTCATGTACTTCTACAATGCTACTGCTCAGGGTATCGACCAGGCGGCAGGAACAATGTCTGCACCACGCCCAAGATACACGCCAGATGGTGACCCGCTCGAAGGCGCGGCAAGGTACGGCCCTATGGCTACAGTCCTCGGCGGCATCACAACATGGGGTATGACCCTGACTATGTTCAACGAAGCTGTATCTGCCGTGGATATGACAGGACGATCGGAGTACTCCAAAATCCCTGACTACGAGAAGAAGCAGTTTCAGATCTTCATGATCCCAGGGACTAAGGAGTACGTCACCCTACCCAAGCCGTACGGATACGGACAGTTCCTTGACGTTGGTCTAGCTGCTGGCGAGGTGATGAGCGGGATTCGCCGAGAGGAAGACGCTGGATTTTACATTATGTCTTCTTTGGAGCATAACCTTACCCCCATATCAGGTGCTGCGAGACAGGAAGACCCCGCCAAGGAAGGCATGATCGCCCAACAGCTTGCTGCAAAAGTCGTTAACATTCCCCTGGGTAGCGGTCCTTTAGGTGGCCTTGTTGACTTTGCCACGAACAAAAATTCTTTTGGTGGCAACGTATTCTACGACAGAGAAGGCAAGGCGAGGGTGATGAGCAACGAATCTGACTTTCAGCTCATGAACCAGTTCTTCCAAGACTGGAACGAAAGTCTGGGTGGTGGATCGAAGTATCTGTCTGGTCAGAAGAACGGAGTTACGACCGACCTGCCTGCCAACCTCGGCGACTACTTTGCTCAGTACTACATGGGTGGCCTGTACTCTACGTACAACAGAACGACAAAGTCAATTAAGGATTGGCGTGCTATCAGACAGCTTCCCGATGGACAGAGGGCTGACCGCCTGTTTGATGCCGACGACCTCCCATTTGTCCGAGACTTCTACAGCGACGGCATGAAGGACGACGTGATGTCGCAGTACTTCCAACTCAAGCAGCGCATCAAGCCTGTCGGGAAGGAAATGCGCGACCCTCAAGAGTTGATGCGACAGCTAGATAACCCGTTGCCAGATGACCTGCAGGGTCCCATGGACTTCCGTTACGCTGCTCCCTCTGGCGCCCTGAAGCTGATGGAGAAGGTCGATCGAAGCGCATTCGCCTTGTGGAACCTGCGCTCCATGGCTATGGACGAACAGAGAGAGAACCCCGTGACGTTCCTATCCAGCGATGAAGAACTCAAGGCATACGCCCTGCGTCAGAAAGAGATTGAGGACGCAGAGGTACTACTGATGGCAAACATGGCTCTGGTGTTGAACATCTCGTACGACATGCTGCCAGGAAAAAAATATGACAAATGAGCAAAGACAAGAAAGTAAAAGACACGAAGCTCGGCCAGTGGCTGAGAGAAAAGGTCCCGTCTGTCCTCGATGTAGTCGGCGATGCGTTGCCAGACCAAGGCGTGCTGGGGATGGTAAAGAACCTGGTAGACAAGGATCCGAATGTGTCTGTAGAGGACAAGCTGGAGTTTGAAAAACTCAAGCAGCAACAAGAGGTAGAAGCACAAAAGCAAGTGACCGAGCGCTGGAAAGCAGACATGGGGAGCGACGTAAAGCTGGCCAAGCTGATCCGCCCCGTCACCCTCATCTCACTGATGACGATGTTTATGGTGACGATGGTGGCAGACAGCATGGACAACTGGGCCTTCAATGTCAAGGACAGCTATGTGGATCTACTGCAGATCCTTATGCTGACAGCCTTCGGTGCGTACTTCGCTGGACGTACCATCGAGAAGGCTAAGAAGTGAGGTAAAAAAAGAAGGGACGCCGTTGCGCCCCCTCCCAAAAACCAAAATCATCACGATGCTTCTGTGACTCACACAAATATAAAGAGGGGACGCCGTTGCGCCCCCTCTTTTTCTCAACAAGGTGTTATAAACACCCACCCCCCTAACCCCTTAGGGAGAGACTCTAAGATACATAACAAATCTCCCCGCTCTCAGGGTGAAAATATGTAGCACAATACTCTGTGATTGTGAAGCTGTTTAACTCCTGCAGGTCTTGTAGTATTAGCTTCGTGATCAGGTCCTCACGATCCTTTCTCTGATAGCACTTCTTGTATGCGTCCTGCTTGGCGACCAGACCACTGAAGTCTACGTTCTGACGACAGTAGTTCTGCAACTCCTGCCTCTCCACCAGAACAAATCCGTGTAGTTCAGGGATGTCGAACGCAATGTAGGTGGCCTCACCAAAGACCCAGCCAGGCTCGCCCCTTACGTTCTTGAACTCGACCCAGATTTCGTCGGGCAAGTTGTTGCCCTTGACGTCGACGCCCACATCGCCATGCCAAAAGTCGACATGCATAAAAATATCTTCTGCCCGACTTGACTTTCGGGCCTTCGGGTAGCAACGCTGGTATCGCAGCTCAGCCATGCTGCCTGCTTTCCAAGAGCGCATCCGCTTGCTTATGGAAACGGGGCTACTCATGGAACTCTTTGACGGCTTCGCGTATCATGTCTGCCTCGATCAGCAGCCATCGTCGGTACTCCGATACTCGATCTACAACATACCCCACATCAATGTGTGGGTCTCCCTGGTAATCATGCAGAGCCTCGTATAGATGCGTCACCGCCTCATGCATTCTGTTGCAAGCCCCCCCGTAAATCTTACTCAGCTCAGCCCTCTCCATGGGTCTGTATGTCCTTGATCACCTCATCAATTTGCTGCTTATTCTTGGCTATGTAAACAGCACAGTCAAGGTTGTTGTCAACGAGGTGCTTGAGGAAAAGTTTCCAGCGCATCGGAAAGTCGTGATGCGATGGGAGGTAGCCCTTCGTCTCTATAATCCAGCTCCCGTCCTTCGCCACAAAGTCTGGGGTGTAGCGGATAGGGAGTTGAACAGAATTACTCCTGTCGCTTAGGACCTTCTTCTTGGCTGTCATCTTCAGGTACCGCTGCGGGTATCTGAACGACGGCATCAGCTCAAACTCTTTCTGTTCGTAATAGAAGTCAAGACCTGCAGCCCGCAATGAATCATTGCAATACTTCTCGATCGCACTCTTGAACTTGCCCAGGTTACGTTTCCTGCTGGGCCTTGTCCCCGCCTTCCGCTTCTTCATCGGTAGGTAAGGTACGTATAAAATTTTCGTTGGGCCCGATTTCAAAGCGCATACTATCGAGAGGCATCTCAACCTGCTTGCCCGTGTCTACTGAGTATGCCTGAAGCATTTTCTTTTGATTACCCCACTCGATAAACCCCGTGTGGCTGGTATTCATTATCAGTTTGAACGGCTCATCGACAGGGGTGGGGCGCCCGCCCGTCTCGGTTTCACGAACCTTGCGGACGTGTATCTCTGACATCATGCGGGTGTGTGGGTCTGGCGCCTGAACCTTACGGTGTATGGTGAGGAAGCAGTCGGCCCTGTTCACAAACTTTCCACCACCCTCGGTGTCCTCAGCGTACGGGGCGCGGGGCAAGCCATCGGCCCCCTTCTGTCGTTGAGCCTCCGTCACAGCGTGCATGTTCAACCACACTGCCGTATCGTGGGTGTTGCTGAACGTAAGGAAGGCAGTCGCTGCTTCGTAGTGGTAGTCATGCGTGTTCTGCATCTCCGATCTGCGCAAGTCTAAACGCAAAGAGTTGTAGGGGTCCACGAAGACTGCGTCGATGTGATACTGGTGCTTAACCTTCTCCATGAACAACATGATGTCCAAGTAGCTGTACACTTTGTCGTTGTTGATGATATAGAAGTTGTCCTGCACCCACTTGTACGAAGCCTTGCGCTCTGCATACGACATGCTGCCTGCGCGCTTGTCTAAGTACATCTGCATCAGCTGCATCTTGATGCTGCTGGTCTTGTTCTCTGCGCTGTAGATAAGCCACTTCCAGCCATGCCGCACTGTGCTGTTTGCGATCATGTACAAGGCTACGGTAGTCTTACCGACGTTGCTGTGTCCGTTTAGGATGACCAACTCCTTCTTGTACCTAAAGTACTTGTCCAGCTCCTCACTCCCCGTGTCCAGCCCGTGCGGGATCCTGCCTTCACTGTATGCCTGAATCCACGCAAAGTCACTGTCGTCCTCGCTGAGAAAAGAGAAGTCTCCGTCCTCAATCTGCATGCGGCGGATAGCCTCCTCTTCCTCCTGGACTACGTCGCGTATCGGTCGAGTCTTGCCATGCTCAATCCCCTGTTTGATGTCAGAGATGGCCGCATCAAGGTTGTCGATGTCGCGCTTCTGTATCTCTCGAGACAAGATGCGAACGACTTCATCTTCCTCCATGCGGCCTGCCGCCACATACCCACCGCACAGCGTGGCGGCCTTGATCAGTGTGTTGTGCTTCTCCCCATCGGGTGCAGAGCGCACCATGCGGGCAGCTATGTTTAGCTTGGTATAGTCGGTAAGGGTTTGTGTTGGTCCCTCGGGTTCTGCCGTGGCAGACTCCTCGCTCAACAGCATCGCAAAGCTTTCATAGCTCTGCTTGATGATTATGTCTGGGTCGTACGACTCGAAGCACGCGCGGCTTTCATTGATGCCGCTCTCATCGAGACTCAATCCGTAGCGCTCATCGAAGTATCGAACGAGTGCGCGGAAGTGATCGCGATGCCGCTCAGGGCTGACGATTTTGACTAGCGCCTTAATGCCAGTCCCTGAAGGGGAGACCCAACAGCTGTAGATGAAAGCGTCTGTGGCCAGCGCTCTCTTAGTGCTTTCTACTTCGACGTGATCGAAGTCTAAGACGATGAACCCACTGTGCTCGTGGATGTCATCATCGTGTCTAGACGAGAACTCCCCACTGAAAAGAACAGCAGGGAGTTGCAGTTTGTCCTCTTTGTTTCCCGATCGTACAGACTCAACCGTCGTACGTGATGCCCCATCGCGAATCCGCTGTAGTGCTCGGGTGATTGATATCTGATGAGGCTCGTTTTTGGCGTATATGGTTTTGAATATCGTGGCCTTCATCGCGCGCAATGATAAGCAGGATGAGATAACCAGCCAGGTCGAGTAGGGTGTCCTCCGTAGCGTCGTTCAAGCCAGCATTCTTAATGCGCTTCAGCTTGTCGTCGATACGCTGTCGTATCCCATACTCGGCACTGGCCTGAGAAAAAATGTTTAGCGGAGACAACGCGCTATCTCCATAAGCATGGTTCTTCTCAAGAAGCAACTCCCTGACTCTGTTACAGGCCGCTACTATCTGGTCCTCTCTTGTCATCCCTGTTGTTTTCTCTACCGAGCACCACCGTGTCGAGTATTTCGTGGATCGTGACCTTCTTGTTCTTGACCTTGCGGTTCCCATAGAACTTTCTGCGCAAGCGTTGCATCGTGTGGTCATCATACATCATGATGTCCTCAGGATTACGCTGGCGAGTCACTGCCCACTCTTCTGAGAACACTTCGCGTTTGTGCCTCAGGTAACTCACCTTAATGGTGTGGTACAGTATTTTCTTAGAACGGGAGGTCATCGGCCACGTTGGCCTTCTCTGTTCGTGCTTTCTTTGCTCCTTCGCTATTAGGATCGTAGACCCTGCAGCACGACCGCCCACTCTTGCTGACGAACAGCGTCAGGTAAACGTTGCCTCCACCACGCTCAGTTTTGGCGGTGAGGTACTTGTCGAGCATGTCTTGCAACTCGTGCTCTTTCAGTTTGACGCGCCAGTTCATCAACTGCCCGTCCTCCGTGTAGTTCGGGTCGTCGACCCAGCCGACAAGAATGCTGTCGTACTTCTTTTCTTCACTCATGCTAAAATGATTTGTGCGAGAATAAATATATACAAGACTATGGCATAGACCAAGTCAAAGTCCCAGTCAAACTTCGAATCTGGCGATGCCATTTTGTTCACTTGCGTCTGTAGACAACCACTCGCGGATGTTCTCTACAGCTTCGTTAAACTTCATTTCTCCTGAGAACAGGGTCTTCTCTGAGCACTTCACCAGTCCTGGGTAGAAGGGCTCGGTCTTCTCCTGCACCAACCAGTAGAAGTCACGCTTGCCAGTGACCAGCGTGTAGATATAGGCTTGGATATCGTAGCAGAAGCTGTTCACATCGTAGCGGAACTTGCTCATACTTCGTGTGGACTTGCTGTCCAGTACAAAGTCGGGGTGCAAGTAGTCGATGAACCCCTTGAGCGGGATACCATCGATGTCCTCATTGAACTCAACTTGAGCCTGACCCAGAGACAGCACCTCGTCCAGTAGACCTTCGTCGCTAAGGCGGTCTATCATACCGCGCGCTCGAGTCCAGTCCTCCTCGGTAACGACAGTCTTGCCAGAATCAACCATAGCGTCTGTCCAGTCTTGCACACGCTTCTTGTACTCCTTGGTGGCCTTAACGTTTTTGGCTTGGATGCCTTTCATCATCTCCTCATCAGGCAGGATGACGTACTGATCGGGCGCTTCACTCGGGGTCAACAGCAAGCAGTCGTATAGACTGCCAAAGGTCAACGCATCGGAGGTCTTGTACAGTTCGCCTCGCATGTACATCTCGAACTGTCGCATGTCCCCGAGGGCTTGCTTCAGGGAGGAGTAAGAGAGGTGCGGTTTCCCGTACCTCTCTTGCAGTTGGTCTCGCATACTCATCGCACAAACTTGAAGAGTCCTGCCTGTTGTGCCTCGCTCAGCTGGTCGCCGTACTTGGCGATGATCTGGTCATACGACTTGCGCTTGTCAGTCGCACCCTTGACGTAGTTGACCGCCTTGTCCATGATGTCATCGACAGGTTGGGTGGGCGCCACCTCAATCTTGGGCTCAGCCTTCTTAGCGGGAGCCTTCTTGGCAGGGGCCTTCTTGGTCGTCCGCTTCTTGGGGGCGGGCTTCTCCTCTTCCTGCTGCTCGATGGCGGTCTCAACCTCGTTGGCCGATGCGATGGACGCATCGATGCCAATACCCAGCATAGCAAGGGCGCGCCCCACAGCTGACGTCTCGCAGTTCTCGACGTAGCTGGTCTTGTTGATGTTGCTGGCCGCCTTCACCTCGTGGGCGTGACCGACAGCTACGACCATGCCGTCACGATCCGTGATGGTACAGCGGCACAACGCCTCGTCTGTGGTGAGCATAGGGAACTCGGTGTTGATGGCCCAGTTCTCGTAGCGCTTCTCCTGACGGAAGAACTTGATGCGTTCGTTGACTTCAACGTACTGCTTGCCACGGATGTTCGTGGTCTTGAATTTGTAGTTACTCATTGATGAGGGACATAAAGGTTTCAAAATCGACTTTGCCGTACAGCTTTCTTAGTGGGACGGCGGCCACACTGGCTTGGGTTGGTTCGGGCGGGGTGTATTGCATGACCATCTTAGGATGGGACTTGGACCTAGGTTTTGGTGCAGGCAACAGCCCTTGCTTTGTTAGCTCGATCCGAACTCTGGCGGCTACGGCGTCGACGCTACGGTCTACATCCTTCGCCACTGCCTGCAGAATTCTGTTCTTCAGGCTGACGCCACGGCCACCTGAGGTTTTCAAAATGAGGCGCATTGAGCTGTGCACAATACGGAGGTCATCATCCGACCAGGCTTTCCACTTTTTCATGGGGGTGTGAATTAAAATCCTTGTTTGAGTGCTTTGTATCTGATGTCTTGAAGGTCAAGCAACAGGTCGTGAGTCGACGGGTCACCGTCACTTTTACGTAGGTCGTATGCCGAGTAGGCAAGCATGAAGTCATGCACGATACCGAGGGCACGAACCGACTTGTGAAGTTCGTTTTCTCCCGCGTCTTCTCCGCCTTGTTCCAGGCCGTGCCCCCCTACGTCCAGTCGTCGCATGTACTTGCTGTTGCTGTCTGCGATACTGTCGAGGCACACATTGAACGAGGCCATGAAGTGGTAATCAGTGAGACGCAAATCCTCTGTCTTTTTGATACTGTTGATGACAGTGCTGTGGTCTCTGTTGATGGTCGCTCCAACCTCTTTGAGGGTGATCATGGGGTCCAGCTTGGTGCAGAGGTAGCAGTATGCATGTCGAGCATGGGCAATCGCCTTCACTCGGTTTGGACTGCACACCTCCTCTTTAGACACGGCGTAGGCGTTACAGACAATCTCCATAATCTCCTTCATGATAGACTCCGAAGACTCTCCTCTGATGCGCATGGTGGTAGACATGCCCCTCAGTTGCTTCCTCTCTATCTCAATTCTCTCCGCCGCCAGCTGGAATCGCTGTGCTGGTGTATGTTTCTCGGTCATGTCGGGATGATTATGAGTTTGCCATAGGTTGCAAGCCTCGGGTACTCGGTGTTGTCCAAGTCTTCTCGGGCGGTGTTGTGCCAAAACGGTCGGCGCTTCGGGTTGTAGTGAGCGAAGTCACGCACTTGCGGTGCGCTGTCAGGGTTCGATGGGAGGACGACCACCTCATCGCACTCTACCCATGCGCACACAGTTTTGTTTTCCCCGTTGCAGATGCGCTCGGCAGTCTTGCGGTTGTTACACAGCTTGGCATCATGCATCTCCAGGATCACGTCCTCGGGGTCGTAGTACTCGACGGCATCATCATACTTGACTTGCCATCTCTGGTAGTTGGGGCCGCGCCCCAAGTGGAATCTAATTTTAGCTTTCATACTCTTCTATGATTTGACACACGGCCAGCTTCCAGAAGCCGTGCGATTCTTTGATATCGTCCATGGTATCGACCACGTCATCCATGGTTTTGCACGGAAAGAACCCCTCGGTCACCCCCTCCATCTCCGTGCCCCCCATGTAGGCAACGATGTAGTTGAAGTCCTCAGGATTGTTTCGTGCCATCAGCATTGGTGTTTCTCCACTGCACGCGTTCAGGGAACAGCTTGTCGAGGATGAGTTGGAATCTGCGTTCGTACTTGTCTTGTCTGTGCTGGTCATCCACTTCGTGCATGAGGTCGTGGATGAGGTCGAGCAATTTGTTCAGTGCTTGGGCCTGCTGAACGGTCAGGCGTTGTGTGTCTGGCATTTTCTCTTTGAGTTTGATGTCGATGCGCTTGGCAACGAACTCCATCTGTCCGCTGACTGCGTTCAAGATGTTCTTGAATAGGGGGTCTACGTGATCGTGGCTCATGTGTTCTTCGTTAGTGTCCTGCATAATCTTCTGCTACTTCTGCGTCACCGCTGGCGATGGCCAGACGACCATCCGTCTGCATCATGCCTTCGCGGTCCTTACGAAGGCTGTAGATGGCCCATTGCCACTTCTCTTTGTTCTCGTCCCACCAGATGTTCAGGTCGTGCTCAGTGGGCCTGCCCCTATCACTGCTGTCGTACATGACGGCCAGCCAGTCGTCGGTTTCGTACACTTTGTATGGAGAGTACCCGTCGAAGGGTTCTCCAAGGCACTTGATGTAGATGTGGTCGCTCATTGCTTGAAAAGATTTAGGATGGTGTTCTCTTGGTCGTCGACAAACTTCTGTACCCGTTGCACCAGCTCCAGGTCCTCCATGTCGTCACGCCCCACTGCGGACTGCTCGAGTTCGAACAGGCAGGTTCGGATGTCTTTCTCGCCGTCAGTAATCATGCCGCTTCGTTTGCATACTTCTTGTCACGCCACTTGCCTGGCTCGTACTCGACCATGTCTGTCTTCTTCATGTAGGTCGGGCTGTTGAAGTTGTCGTTGGCCTCGTTGAATTCGTACTCGGAGTCCTGCTCCTCGTACACCATCTTACCTTTGACGCGGTCCTTCTCAGCGGCATCGGAGTCGGGGTGCTCCATGATGTACACCTCGCTCTTCCAGCCATTCTCATAAGCTTCACCACGTCCATGGAGGGTCATCTTGATGATCTCCCCCTTGTACATGGTCACTTCCACGGGGGGCTCGACGTCAGGTGGGTAGACGGGGTTGCCGTAACCACTCACAGCCCAATGACTGTGGCGGAAGTAGTAAATGGTTTGGTGGTCCGTCTTGCGGATTCCGTAGCCGTTCTTGCGGGCTTGTTGCACAGTCTTTCCTGTGCCCCAGGGGCGGCGGTAGGTGTTGGCAACGACAAGGATGCCGTTGTGTTCGGTGTTCTCATTCATGGGGTTAGGGTGTTGAGGGTTTGTAAAGATACGGGGTGTTGGTGGTTTGTCAAGTGCTCTTGGCAAATTTTTGCAAATCAAGGCGGCGGAGGTAGCGGTACAGGGTGCGTTCGCTCATGCAGAGATCGATGCTGGCCGCACGTCGATGGCCCTTGTTGTTTATCAATGCCGTCATGATTCGATGTTTGTCTTGCAGGTCTCGTTGTTCTTTCAGTGTCATGGTCTCTATCATTAAGACTCTCTATGTATATACTATTCACTATGTTCATAGTATATACTTAGAGTGTCTAACCCAAATGGCTTCGGAGCATATTGTTAATCATCGGACGGCGCAGTCGTCTGATGGCTTTGTCTTTGATTTGTCGGACGCGTTCACGAGTGACGTCGAAGTGCTCGGCGATTTCATCCAGCGTGTGTGGGTGTTCTGTGCCAATGCCGTAACACATGCACAGGATTTTCTGCTCGCGCGGACTGCACACCTTGAGCGCTTCAGCTATGTCTTGTCGCATGGACATCAGGTCCATGAGTTGGTCGGGGTGGTCGCCCTCGGAATCAGGGACGATGTCGATGAATGGACTCGAAGAGCTGTCGGAGGACAATGGCGCGTCCAGGGACGGTACTGCCCCTGTGTTTGAGATGCATAGCTCAATCTCCTTTACAGAAACGCCAAGGTGTTCGGCCAACTCGTAAATCGTAGGGGGCCGTTCGTTCTCTTGCATGAGGTCTGACGTGGCGTTGCGAATCTTGACCACCGTAGCAATCTTGTTCTGTGGCAGACGCACCGTACGACCCTGCGTGCTGATCCCCTGCAAGATGTGCTGTCGAATCCACCAGACCGCATACGAGATGAACTTAAACCCCTTGGTCTCGTCGAAGCGAGTGGCCGCTTTAATGAGCCCGAGGTTGCCTTCGTTGATGAGGTCTTGCAGGCTCAATCCCTGCCCCTGATACTGCTTGGCAACGGAGACCACAAAGCGCAGATTAGCCTTGACCAACTCGTCCATGGCTTGCTTGTCTCCGTGCACACGGATGCGATAGGCCAGCTCTGCCTCTCGCTGTGCGTCAATCAGTCCAATCGGTGAGATGTCAGTCAGGTACTTGTTGAGCGACTCAGCGTCTCTACGTGTGACTTGTTGTGTGATTTTTAGTTGGCGCATGGTTTCTGTAGGAGTTTGAGTTTCGCATTGTAGTTGTCGATGCACGCAGACAGCAGGATTGCTGTGGCCCTGCACTCAGGATCATCGAGAAGCCTATCATACAGCTCGTCAATGCGAGCCTGTAGTTCGTCGAGGTATGCTTGCGTCATTCGTACGTGTTGTCCTTCAGGATTTCGAACACCATACGCGGGACGTAGTCACGGAACGCGGTGTCCTGCCTCTCCAACCACGCGGTGATGACTTCAGTGTCTGCGTGATTGACAAACATGTTCGCCAGACAGCGCATCGGGGGGCCGTCCAGGTCTTTGTAGTTCTCTCCGTGTCGCTCGCTTTCGCGCTTGACCCTGTCGGAGATTTGCTCAGCACGCAGATTCAATCGAATAGATACGTGTTGGTCGAGTGCTGGGGTGCGTGTAAGGAAACTCATGTCCATGTGTTTGGGTATTTGTCAAGAATCTCCTGCGGAATCGTCGGGCCGTGGCCGTTGCCGAGGATGTCCTCCCACCACCTGATGCCGAACTGCAATCGAGGTACGGCGAACTTCATGGTGTCGTCGTCGTGGACATAGAAGAGGATGTCACGCCTGCCCCCCGTGTCTGGTTCCCCAGGGGTGGGCAGAGTGAAATATTCGTCAGCCATCTTGACGCGGATATCGAACTGCTCTTCGAGCAGGGGCTTCAGAGCATCGAGGTCATCGGTGATGCCTTGGATGCAACATAGTTGGTTGTACGCGTTCAGCGGCTGGTCGGGTTTGGTGTAGTAATAACTCATGATTGTGTGTGTCAAATGTTGTCGATGCTTCCCATCTCTTCGATGTATGCGGTCATGACCTCGTAGTCATCGATGTCTCTCCAGTGAATTTTGCGGTCGGTGTACATCGGGTGAGGCTCGTTCTCCATGTACTGCTTCAGCACCCACTCCACGAACTTGGGGTAGCTATCCGTGACGAAGTTCCATTGGTCTTCACCTGCGAGGCCCGTACCGTGGGCGTCTGTGACAGACCACCATCCAATCAGTCCCCGCATACTGCCGACCCGCTCGACGGCTTCGATGTCTTTCTGTACCGTCTCCAGTACGGTCTTGTCAAAATGATTCATGTAGAAGAATTTTGAGACTCTATCCACTGCTTCTGCCTGGTCGAACAGCCGCTCGATTTGGATTGGCACCTTGTACAGCTTTCCTGTATCAGGGTCTTTCCAGAACTCGTAATCGACACCATCGCCGCCGTCATGCCACTCAAGGCGCTTTATAATTTCGTTGTCCATGTGTTCTCTTCTTCGCTTTGTAATCTGTACAGGACGTCAAGGACCTGTTGTAGTTCGTACTTGATGTCTGCTACTTTGTTGCAGAGTTCGTCGATGATTTCTTTGTCCATGATTGTGTGTGTTTGGGGGTTAGTACCCACGGCAGGATTCGAACCTGCGACCGACTGCTTAGAAGGCAGTTGCTCTATCCCCTGAGCTACGTGGGCAGTGTGCGCCGACTGCAGTTCGACGACTTCCCCCTGTCGTTTTATCGGATGAGGCGTTCCGCTACCTGTTCCCTTCTGTGGTGAGGTCGGGCATAGGCTACCCCTATACCAATTCACACCTCTGAACAGGAGGTGATGCGGGAGGGAATCGAACCCTCATTAACCATTCGCATCATGTAGGGGCCTCTCACCCCTTCGGCGCACGATGTATTCGATGACGGGTGGTGCGCTCTCACCCTCTTCCCCGTGGTCCCCACCACGTTCACTTCCTCTGAATCTCCTTGAACTTGGCGCGGTTCGCGTCAAGATCGAGCTTGAGGGAGTGGATGTATTGTCGGGCGTCATGCATGGTGTGGAAGCACTTGCCGTCCACCCAGTACATGAACATCTCGTATTCGTTGGGCTGTCCGTCATCGTGGTACACCTCCGACACGTCGACACCGAACTTGTCCCGTGCGATGTCCATCACCACAGTCGGGAGTTCTCCGACACCATCGTACCCCACGAGCTTGCCGTCCTCGACCTCGAGTTCTCCCTCGGCGTGGTACGCCTCCCCCTCTGTCTTCCTGTCGTAGAACTCGAACCACGCCCTTCCATGGGCGGCGTGTCCAACGTGAACGATGACCTCGACGTTCTCGTCTCGGCGGATATCCTGTCCCGTACTGAGTACGGTGTAGCCAAGGGTAGGATAGATGACCTTAGCGTTTACTTGTCTGTCAATCATTACTCAGGGTTTAACCAATCGGGGTCGTTCTCAGATTGGTGTTTGACGTATGTTTCAATGCAGTCGGCCTGACTGCGGTCCTCGCTATCCCAACGGGAGCGGTAGAAGTTGGCATAATGTGCGGCAGAAAACTCCCAATGCAGGTCCATTGCATCTCCGTGCAATCCGCAGTGGTGTTCGATGATGGTAGCCATCACGTAGATTCCGTATGAGTCCATAGCTTAGAGGTCGATGGTGGCTTGCTTGTCGTGTTCGAGGTAGAGTGCGATGATGGATTGCAACGCCTCTTGGATGTTCCCCATCAGCCATGACGGGGAGGTGTAGTCGTCGGTCATCATGTCTTCCTCTCGCCACGAAACGTTCGCGAGGTTGGTGTCGGGCAGGAACTCGATGAAGGGGGTCGAGGAACTCGCATCGAGCGGGTTCTCTGCATACGGGTTGATGTCAACCTCGGCGCAGTAATTCAAGATGCGTTCGAGTCTCATGCTGTCTTCGAGTGCATCCTTCAGGTGGTCGGTGATACCTTTCTTGGGGTCGACGTTGTAAAACTTCATGGGGTTAGGGGTTTAAGATTCTCTATGTATATACTCTTCACTTTGTTCAGAGTATATACTTAGAGTATCTAATGGGGTTCAGTCAAATGGGATGTCTTCAGCGCCGTACTCTTTGGGCATGAGTTCGGGGAGGGTCTTGTGGATGCTCTCCCATCCGATGAAGCGCCACCGATTGGGGTTCATCGCAGTGCCCAAGAACTTGTCAGGGTCGGCGAGGTAGTGGTCGGAGTAGTGCTTCAACTCGCGCTTGCCAACCTCGACTGCAATGGCCTCCGTCAGTTTGTGGTCCCAAATATTTCCGATGCAGAGGAACTGCTTGCCTGTCCACAGTCGTGGATCCCCGTACTCCTCGCCCTCACCTTCGATGACCCACACGTGGTAACCACGGTCCGCCAGGACTACTGCGGCCCGCTCCACGTCAGAGCAGGGGAGGTTGTTGCGGTAGGCTTTGCGGTCCGCTTCCGTGTGCAAGGTCACCCCGTGCAGGGTGTAGCACTCGTCGTCGGGACCAATCTCCTCCTCCCACTCGGTCCAATAGCAGATGTCGAGTTCGAATGCGGCTTGCAGGATGTCGTCGTCCGAACGGCCCTCGACATTGAGGCCGTAGTTGGGGGCGCAATCTTTGATGACGCGGACCACGTCACGCTTGTACTTGATGGTGTCGTGGTCGTCTTCGAAGAGCCAACCAGAGTTCATGCCTTCACCCGTCACGCTACAGCGGCGGCGGTACAGGGTACGGAGGGGGTTCGGAGGGAGTTCCATGGTGCGGGGGGATTTCTTGAGGTCAATCATTGGGGTCAGGGTTTCTAAGATTCTCTATCGATATACTCTTCACTATGTTCAGAGTATATCTATAGAGTATCTAATGGTTCAGAGCATAACGTACAGCGGGATGTGTTCTGGAACGCCGTCGAGCGCCTTGATGAGTTCTGCTTTTGGCATGTCAGTGCATATTGATTTTGATGTTCTTCTTGCCCTTGCCCAAGATCCCTGAGCACAGCCCGCAGGTGGAGCAGTTGGATACGCTCAGTTCCTTGGATGCAGGGCATTGCACACCCGTGGAGGTGTCGTCAGGCTCGACGCAGACGAAGGCCCGCCACCCCGTAATCGATGCGGCGTCTTTGTCAGAGTGGGCCGAAGCCATGAAGTAGGCGGAGTAGTCTTGCGCCCAAGGCTTGCGCGCCTGGTGTGTGTACCCCGTCCACTTGCATTGCCCTGCCACCACGATGTCGCCCACAAGGTCGATGGGGAGTAGCGATGGCTCACCGTATGTACCGAAGCGGATGAAGTCCGCACGTTCGGCCATCAGCTTGATACCCAATCGGTGCACGTCATCCAAACCTTCGTGGATGTCCTCGTTGCACAGGGACTTGAGCATGGACACGAACCCGCTGAACTGCATGTACTTGTGTGTGTAACACTTGCCGTTGCCGCTGTTGCTTGAGAGCGGGCAGTCCATGCAGTTGGCGGCATCGAGGTCGAAGAAATCCGACATCGGAATCTTGCGCTTGCCGTCGAGGTGTGACCGCACGAGGGCCAACTGCCGAAGGTCGAAGTGGTAGGTCTGCAACACCTTGTCTGTGGGGCGTGCAATCTTTGCGTTGGTGGTCTTGCCGAGGCGGATGACGTGCAGAACTTTGCCGTCATGCCATGCAATTCGAGATGGAACTTTTGACATTGGGGTTGGGGTTTGGGGTAAGACTCTCTATATAATACTCTTCACTTTGTTCAGAGTATTATTAGAGTGTCTAAAAGGTGACGGAGTGAATCAGTTCGGTGTCGCTCATGACCTCCGCGTCCTTGAGGAAGGCCATCGTTTCGTTCACGCTGATGCCCATGCCTGTGGCATCCTTGATGACCTTGTTGGCCAGCATCATGCGCTCGCTCTCGTTCAGGCCCTCGAAGCGCTCCTGACACTTGCGGATGGCGCGGTCCTTCGCGGATTCAACATCGGCCTCGGAGGTCTCGCCGTGCTTGGCGAGGTAGTCCGCCCGCTTGCCCTTGAAGTAGGCGAGGCTCTCTTCGCACCGCTCGATGGGGTAGCGTGAGTGGTCCTCAAGGCCGAGCTGTTCCGCCTCTTTTGCGAGAGCCAACTGCTCGGTCCAGAACTCTACCTTCCCGAGGTAGCCGTCATTCTTTCTTTCTCTCTTTGCCATAGTGGTTTGGGGTTTGGGGTAAGTCTCTCTTAGTATATACACTCTTCATAAATGAAGAGAGTGTATATACTAAGAGATACTAAGGGTTGGATTTCAGCGGTCGCGGGTGTCAGGGTCGTAGGTGTCGCAGTCAGGGCAGGTGACCTCGTACGAGTCGGGGTCAGCGTAGTGGCCGCTCAGGTAGGAGCCGTTGCCATCGCAGGTGGAGCAGACTTTGTTCTCCTCCTCGTACTCCTCCCACCACGTCTCCGCCTCCGCGATCATTTCCTCGCGCAGGACGAACAGCCACGGGAAGGCATCGAGCAACTTGATGCGGTTGTTGCCGTCAGCGTTCCAGAACGCTTGGATGAGCGAGGATGCGAAGGAACCTGCCGTCTTTTGGTAGTTCCACAGGGCATCGTAGTTGCGCTGTGACATCGGACCCATGTACAAGTTCACGGGCATACCCTCGTGAGGGATGTAGCCGAGTTGTTGTTCAGTCATGGTTTCAGGGGTTTTGGTATGCGGCACACGCGCCGTGGTTATGGTGTCGGTAGGTGCTCGAAGTATATTCGGTCGTGGCGCACGAGGACACCAGGCAGGCGAGCAGGATGATGCCGCCCACGAGCAGAGGGGCGAAGTTTGAACGTTTCATTGTTCGGGGTTTAGGGGTTGCATTTTAAAGGGTCGAGTCGGTGTGCGCCTGCCCTCAGAGGGTCAGTGTCACACGCGCTTCACCTACTCTACTCGATGCTTAAGTCCCCCACGAGTATCGGGGTACACCGATGTTTAGGTCTGTGGGTGTCCGTAGTCGGTGATTCGGACACTTGCACCCTTGCGGGATGGTTTGAGCGCAGGGAGGAATCGAACCTCCCCTGTACACCATGTGCGCTTGAGTGCCTGATTAGTTGGCGTCCCACCACTCGTTCGGCGGGAGGTCGAACCACACGCTCGTGGGGAGCGCATCAGGTCCGTCAGCGGTGAGCCAAGCGTGCTTGGCCTCAAGTCGTTCGAGTTCCGCACGGGAAGCGTCCGTGGCGGTCTTGGTGAGCAGGTCGAGAGCCTTGTTGGTGGTCTCGCGGAGGGCGCCGATGTTGGCGGCGATGCGTTGGGATTGGGTCATGGGGTTGGGGTTGGGGTTTCTGTTGGGGTAACTCTCTCTATGTATACACTCTTCATAAATGAAGAGAGTGTATACTTAGAGTGAGTAAGGGTCAGTCGGGTTCAGCTGTTTTCGTTGAGGAATTCGACGATGAGGCCATCGCGCTTGAGAAACAGAGACGCGTCTGCGTCCATGAGCTCGCGGAGGAAGCCTGACGGTGCTTCAATCAGAGTGATGCGCTCGAAGGTAGGGTCGAACTTGAACGTGGGCGCGTTCCCGTGGTAGTTGTTGACGACCTCAAGGAAGGCGGCTTGGCGCTTGCTGAAGCGGGTGGAAAGGGGCATATGTGTGGGGTTTGGGGGTTTGTTGGAGCGCAGAGGGGAGTCGAACCCCTCGCCCATGTGGGCCACCGTGTACGCTTGTCCGTGGATCCGTGCGCTCAGAAGGCGGCGAGCTGTCCGCCCTTGTACTGAGCCTGAACCTCGAGGCGGTTGTTCCGCTTCGACATCTGTGAGTCTATGCGGCCCTTGCGGTCGAGGCGCTTGGCGGTCTTGGTCCGACCTTGAGTCATCCAATCAGACAAGTCAAGAGCTGACATAGTTTTCCGTGTGGGGTGTGCTTCCGACCACTGCTTGATGTCGGTCAGCTTCATGCGGTCGGCAGACGGCTTGACCTCGGCAGTCTTGACCTTTGCCTTTGCTTTGGTCTTCTTCTTTGACTTTGAAGCCTTGCGCTTCGCGGCCTGCTCGGCGGCCCACTTGGCCTTGTTGGCGGCCTTCCGCTCGGCTCGGCTCAGCTTCGTGCCGTCGGCCTTGTGGGTTGGGGTGTAGAAGGTCTTGGAGGGGGTGGCGGAGTTTGCCATGGTGGTTGGGGGTTTAGGGGGTAAGTATCTCTATGTTTAATACACTCTTCATAAATGAAGAGAGTGTATTAAACTTAGAGTTACTAATGGTTCGGAAAATCGGGGTGGTCCGACGTACTCTCAAAGACAAAAGTTGATAAAGTTCTCAACAATCGCACCCCCGATTGATTAGAGTCTTTAATCAGTGCCCGCGCGGTAGAATACCGTGGCCGCCACTCCAAACGGAAAGTACTGAGAATCAGGGAGTTAGCCCCGAAGAGAGGGTCGCACACGCGGTAAATAACCGTGGAGGATTTATCAACAATGGAGTGACGGTAAACTACCGCAAGGCGCTACGCACAGGCGATTGATAGAGTCTTTGTCAGCGCGTGCGAGGCCACCCTTGTCGGGATGGGCTTGGGAATCAGCGACTTAGGGGGTCGTAGGTTGACCCCCATCGGCGAGGGACAGGGTACGGCAGACTACCGCACACACGCGCAGTAAAAAGGCAGAAATTCCTGAGAATCAACGAGTTAGCGAGGGGTGGGGGGTCGTGCGCGTTGAGTTCGGTTTGGGCGCGGCACCGTGCGTATATATACATAATCCCCTGACTGCGATCTTCTCGCCCTTTTGCCTAAAAAGCGTCAACATTTCGCCGACGCGAAAGCTTATGCGGGGCTTCTTTGTTGATAGCGGCCCTGGTGGCGGGCTCTCAAAGCCCCGCCGACCAGAATGGGCCGCATAAAAACACCTATGCTTCTTAACAGGGCTTGACATTGTCAATTTTCTGTTGTAACTTTGCAGTATCCTATCGGAACCCAACTCGAGTATGGAGGGGGATTTCGGACCCTCCAAGTATCGTTGGTAAGATGGGTTGTGATTGGGGCTGCTTGTGTTTAAAAGTCACTCACACTTAAAGTGATACTTTAACTAAACACGTGTAACAGATCACATTTGTATCTTTACGGTCATGCGGCAAAAGAAAAAGCGCAAACCAGGCGTACAGGTTAAGAAATACCGCCATGGTGGGTACCATGGGGACCCCGTAAGGGAGGCAGAGAGAGCGGCTTTTGCTCAGCTCCTCGCAGATCAGAGGGCTCGCCTCGACCAAGGTGAAATCCGCCCCACCCCAGAATATGGCATCCTGGATCGGTTTGCCGATTTAGCCAACATGTTCGCAAACCCTCTTGATGCGATCAAAGCGGCGAGTAGATACGACACGTTTTTCCCAACTCGCGGTCAGATGAGGTCTGTCGAGACGCCGATGGGGGCGACTATGCAGGCGCTCAACCCAATCGATGACGTCGCGTTCTTCCTCACCTCCCTCGCCTCAGACAACGATCTTGAGCAGGCGCTCGGCCCGCTGTTGATGGTTCTCCCACGATCCGTAAGAGACGGGATGTTGGAGACGCAGAAGAGATTGCGCCGAGCTCGAGCCATCAAAGACCCCATGCAGAGAAACCAAGAGGTCGCACAGGTCCTTGGTGATATGCAGGTTCAGGCTCAAAACATCGTACAGGCCAGATCCGCCAACCCACGGGAGTTCGATCAGGCGCTGAAAGAGGCAGTAGAGGAGTCAAGTAGGACGGGGATCGATTTGGCTGGGACGCCAGTGAGCCGACTCTCGAGTGAGGATATCACGTTGGCTGACGTCGTCAGCACAAGACAGAGGCAGTTGGGGTATACGGGGCTCGACCCAGTCGATTTGACTCAGGCAGGCATACAGCCAGGGATGAGCACTGAGCTTTTGGGGGGACCGCCGATCACCACTATCGATCCCAGGGGGATGTCCATGATCGAGGGGACCCCGTCAGAAAGAGCCGTCACCCAATCGCTTCGGCACCAGAGCCACGGTACTGCGCAAGGAACTGGGCTCATCGCCTCTGACGAGATGCAACGCATGGCGGAAAACATCTCGCTTCAGAGGGTCCCCGTGGCGGGCGCAAAGTATAATGTGATTCGAGGCTCTGATGTTTTGAATATCCCCGCCCACAAAATCCAGCCAGGAGATATCTTGCCTACTCTATCTCAGAAAGCAGAACGTGCGATGCAGGGGACGGATAGAATGGTGAGCTTCTCAGACAGAGACCTCGGACATCTTATGGCAGCTTTTGGAAATGTGGGTTCTACTAACATTCCTGAAGATGTGATTTTTAAGTCACCCGCCTTTGATGCCCTTAGTCAGACTCAAAAGGAAAACGTCAAAACCCAAATTGAGCTACTTCAAAAATATGGAGATCTAGATGCCGCTGAGATTTTGGATGACATGGGCTTTGGATATGGGATCGACAAAGAAGTAAGTGAGTATCTCTCACTGATGGATATGGGGGGTGTAGATGAGATGAAACTGATCCAAAAGAAATTAGGTGGGGATCCAGTTTTAGACCCGAACAGACCTGGGTTCAAGATTACAGATACTAAAGGTCTCCCCGTACTTAGAGCAGATATGTTTAGACCCTCTAGAGGTCAAGGGGCGCACATTCACTTCGGTGGAGAGAGCGAGGTTCAGATAAGTGCTAAGCAACCGTTCAGAGTCGTAAGGACTGGAGGGGTAGAGGAGTCAGTGCCGTTTATTGAGATCGTCCCTGAAACTGGAGCTAGGTTCAGATATGACGTCGGGGGTAAGGTTGCAAAAAAAATCAAGGTGCTGAAGAAAGAGGGACGCCCACACGACCAAGCCGTAGCCATCGCACTATCTATGAGAGACAGAAATGAACTTTGAAGAAGACGACATCAGCTTCCTCAACCCTGAGCGGGTGAAGAAGACCGAAGAGAAACTCGAGAGCGGGGAGATTTCTTGTAACATAGACTCCCCCGAGGACTGCGAATCCTGCAGCGGGTAATCATATTATATTTGTAGTATGTCAACACTATCAGTTTCTATCGCTGAGAAGCTTAACCTGAACGGTAAGGACCGTGGCAGCGTTATATCTAAAGACATTTCCAGTATCACTGAGACCTTCCACCGCATTATGGATGTGAAGACCTCGGGGACACAGACGATCTTAGAGATGGATGCCACAGAGGGGAACTCAGCTGGTGGTAAACTTTTTAGTACAAACGTCAAGTACTTGCGTATCACCAATCTGGACGGCTCCAACTTCGTGGCCATCACAGTGCAGAACGACAGCACTGAAGAATATATGGTGAAGCTAGAAGCTGGGCAGAGCTACGTTCTCTTCAACAGCAGTCTCGATGCTAATGCAGCAGGAGACAACAGCGCCGCTGCAGGCAACCTGACCGCCATCGATAACATCTTGGCCAGAGCGGATACCGCTTCTTGTCAAGTAGAGGTTTTCGCTGCTCTAGCATGAGGATAGTTCATGGACCAGGAGGGGGTGACGTCAAACTATCTGACGATCTATTTGCGCGCCCAGAGCCCGTTGACCCAACGGACCCCAACTCTAAGATGAACGTTGGCTTTTACATTAAGGGTTCTAAAGTTCCAATCGCGGATTTTATAAAAGCCCTAGAAGACAGGAACGCCAGCGGCATGTTGAACGAATACGTGAGGTCTGGGGCTCGGTATGCTCCGAAGTTCAACAAACAGAAGGGGGTGTTTGAGTACTCAGGTAGCCTTGGCGACCCCAGGCTCATGAGGTTCTATGAAATGCAAGGGCAGGTGTCCCGACCATGAGTGATTGTTAATATGGGGAGTAAGGGCTACTTTAACCCCAGACTGAAACGGTACAATGACCTTAAAAGAACCAAGCTTGCAGCTCGAGGTAGTGCGCTTCAGCAGCGAGAGCGACAGCACCAACGGCCTGCTGTTCGATATCACGGGGGGAACCCGTGAGTTTTTATGCTACACACTAGAGGATGAGCTTAGAGAACAAAAGATTAAAGGGGAGACTAGAATCCCTGAAGGAGAATATGAAATCACGCTACGCACGTTTGGTGGATTTCATAATCGATATGCGAAACGATTCGCTGATATACATCTGGGAATGCTGTGGGTACGTGACGTCCCTGAGTTCTCGGATATTCTCATTCATTGCGGAAATACTGACGAACACACGTCGGGCTGTCTCCTCGTGGGTGACTCGCAAGAGAACAACCAAGTGAAGAAGGGTGGCTTTATCGGCCACTCTACACGAGCGTATTTTCGACTCTACCCACTGGTTGCCAATCAGCTTCGTGACGGAAACCGCGTTACGATCCGATACAGCGACTGTATCTAAAGGGAGTTATAGAATCGCTGCAGCATCAGCCGAGCCTTCTGTGTGAGGGCGTATCGCACCCTGTAGTTGAACTTGGTCTCTTCTCGAAAGAGGTGGTCTTCTCGCTTCTTGCTTGGGGTCATCTTATCGAAGTGCTTGTATAGCCACCCCTCTCTTACTAGAGGGTATATGATCCTGTCCCCCAGGTGGTTTTTGCGCATGCCGTAATCTTTGGATGCGTAATCCAGAGTAAAGAACTCCAGGTCGTACGCCCACAGTAGGAACATAAGTTCTTTTCTGTAGATCTCATTCGCCTCTTCAGCCTGCGTCAACCGCAGCCTTAGGTGTTTTAGGTGGTTGTGATTTACGTACTTTTGATCTAGCAAAGAAAATTCCCTGAACATTTTCTTTTTGCTTACTTTACTCCTAGGCATGGATAGCGAACATACAGACAAGTTTTTGCACGCGATACAGATCCTGCACGTCGAGTTGGATGCGTTGACGCACTCGTTTGGCATGAAGGGTGAGGCGGTAAACATTATGCTTACTGGAGTGGTAGATTACGACGCGTTTGGGGAGCCGATATTGAAAGCGGTTTTTTCTCTTGATGTAGATAACGAGGAGATCCTGGCAGAGGCGCTTGAGTTCTTGAAGTTTTCTTATGAAGGAGGGTTCCCGTTGTCGAACGAGTATCGAGATGAGGACGAGGAATACGAAAGCGAAAACTGGTGGAAGGACCTGCTTGATGACTTGGACTCCCCCGAAAATTTAAACTAATGAATGGCCTGATCCGTAAGATCGTCATCGGGAGAGACCCGAAGGACGCAATGGCGTATTACGTCGGGATGCGAGCTGGCAACGACGGAAGGGTGGCAGCGATAGTCATCGACGAAGAGCACCTGTATCGATACTCCAAGACTCGCTACTTGGTATACCTAGACGTCGACAACAGTCAGGTTCTGTGGAAGGCTGTCGATGACATGCCGTGCATCGTAGAGTTTGACTGCAACTTTTAATATGAATCTACTTTACTATTTCGTCGTCAAGCTGCCGAAGCTTTTTCACGACGAGGTCGCGTTGGGCGATCAAAAAATTTACCTCGAGACGAAGTTCGACGAGTTTGAACATAGGGTGAACGAAGGTGAGGTGGTTCACACCCCACTCAAGTTTGACACCCCCGTCAAACCTGGAGACACCCTGTACTTTCATCATAATGTCGTGATCAACGGGGGTATGCCGTTTGCTGACTACAAGGACCATTATGTCGTCAGCTTCGACCCCAAGGTGGCCGTAAACAGTCATGCGTATGCGTACAAGCCCAAAGGCAAGGACGACATCTTGCCGCTAGATGGGTGGAGTATCCTAGAGCCTGCCTTTGAAGAGGAGGTCGAGCACGCCATGTTTGACGTAGTTAAGTTGAAAGACAAGGTCAGGACGACTGGGGTTGTGGCTGCCCCCAGTAAAGATCTGGAGGACTTGGGGCTGAAAGTGGGGGATACTGTCGGGTTTAGAAAAAACATGGACTATACGTTCAAGGCAAACGACAGGGAGTACTTCAGGACTCGAACTCAAGACTTGTTGTATGCCCTCTAAGAAGTTTACCACGATCGATGCAGCTCGTCGCCTGATGGGGAGCATGGAAATCGCGATCGACAATATGATCGAGGAGATCAAGAAACCCGTTGACTCTGAGGTAAACGGTAGTGCCAGAAAGGCTGAGCTGCAATCTATTAAGCAGACAGCAGTGGATTGCAAAGAGCTGCTTGTTGAAAGGCAGAAGTTGGAGCAGATGATGAAGGACCTTACTTTGGGTAACGACGTCGCTGAAGGAAAAGACTACACGGGCGGCTTCGCAGAAAAATTCAGTAAAAAATGAAAGTAGACGATACACTTTCCTATGACAATCTCATGGAGGCGCTGGAAGAAAACGAGTGCCTGCTGGCCGATGGCTTTGACTCTGCCCTGATCGGCATCACCACGGGCATCAACCCCGTAGCGGTTTACGACATCAATAAAATGATTGAGCATCTCTTTAGAAAAGAGGACATGACTCCAGAGGACGCTCGAGAGTATTTAGAATTCAATGTTTTCGATGCCTATGTGGGGGAGAAGACCCCGATGTACATCGATCTAGATTTTGGCAGGGCATGCGACATAGGTCACCCAGACGAGTTTTAAGAGGGCTTCTCTTACTACTGTACTTCCCTCTTTCGTTACATGCTCAGTGTGACCTAGAGATTTTAGAGTTTGACGTAGTCGAAGGCACCATTACGGTGGCGTTCAACAACACTCAGAGCTGCGGGGGGACGGCTGGCCCAACGGGCATAGCAGAGGTGCAGTTTGGGTTTCAGGCCCTAGATGTAGATTGCAACGCCATGAACCAGGGGTGGGACTTTCCCTGGGGGTTGAGCACGCCAGACGATAGCAACCACCCTGGATGGATATATTCTCCCACGACCTCGGTGGAGTCGAGCAACTGGACCAACCTGGACGTGTGGGCGGACTACGACGTAGACCCCCCGTACTATGCTGGAGATACAATTACGTTCCCCTTGGGGGACTTCTATCAGGCTTCCAGCAACAGCCTTTACTCCAATCTGCTGAATGCATTTGACTTCTGGCTAGATCAGGACCTGAGTATACAGGCAGTAATCTGGCAGATCAGTTACGGCCCCACTATGTACGCTGACAACGGAGGGTGGGCAGAAGTGGGGAGCCTTGGTGGGGGTATCACCCCTCCTTGTTGCGGCATATATGATGACGACAATTTCTTAGACAACTGGGTGATTGTGGGCCCATGTGGCGACCCGATCCCAGAGGCCGTCTGCGACACGGTCTATGTAGACCTGCCGCCAGACACCGTAGTCATTTATGAGTATGACACGATACCTGTTGCGATCAACTGGTATTTCTATGACACCACCTATATATACTCCACTGATACGCTCTATCTAACTGAGTATCTTACAGATACAATCTACGTACCCTACTATGTATATGACACAGCATGGGTGGATCAGTATATATACGACACAACCTATGTCTATATACTTGACACTGTACTATCCACAGAATATGTATATGACACCGTATCCACCTATGAATATGACCTGGTCGGTGTAGAGTGCGACACAGGGCTCCCGTGCCTAGAGCCGATTCCTGAGTGCCCTATTTATCTGCCAAACGCTTTCACCCCAGACAACGACGGGCTGAACGATGTTTGGGGGGCTGAAACCAACGAGTCTTGCTGGCTCACATGGGTGTTGCGGGTTTACTCTCGATATGGCGATGTGGTTTGGGAAAGTGAAGACCCCAACGATATTTGGTTGGGTGGTGACGAATACTATGTCCCTAGCGATGTATACAACTATCAACTGCAGTGCTCTATGGCGGGGAGCTCCTATGTCATCAGCGGGTATGTGACTATAGTACGATAAGCCTCATAAATGTTAGTTGATCTAAAAGGGTATGA